AGTTGCCTCTGACGCGGCTAACAGGCATAATCCCTTCCACGAGTTTCCTGTGCAAGACGGAGCGAGACTGTGGAAAGTACGAGACAAAAGCCGGCGCTGCCGCCCGAGGAGAAGCCCGTGGAGGGGTTCGTTCCGGGGAACAAGCTGTGGCAGCTGAGAGCCTTTCACGGCTCGCCTCGCATCTACGAGGACCCAGATAAGCTGTGGTCAGACTGTTGCGATTACTTTGCGTGGACCGAGAAGAACTCCATCAAGGCGACACACGTTTCCGCCTTCGAAGGGGTGGTCACCCAGACAAAAGTGCGCAAGGTGCGCGCCATGACGATCAACGGGCTGTGCGTGTTCCTCAACATCAGCGGAGACGCGTGGGCCTACCTCGCCAAGCACAAGAACCCGCAGATCCGGGCCGTGCGCGAGACGGTGATGGCGATCATCAAGGAGCAGAAGTTCACAGCGGCTGCGGCCGGCGAGCTGAACCCGATGCTGATCGCTCGGGACTTGGGGCTCCAAGACCGCAGCGTGTCCGAGGTGCACTCCACCAGCACGGGGCTGAACTTGGACGTGAATGATTTGAAAGGGCTGTCCGAGCCCGAGTTGGCCCAGCTGGAAGCGCTGCTCACTCGGGTGGAGTCGGCGATGACGGGCGAGAGCGAGCCTTGAGAGCGGCTCCCGGAGCGCAGTGAATGGGTACCCCAGCGCTGATCCTGGAAGCGATCAAGGTCGAGCGGTGCCGAAGGGAGTGCGAAGCCTCCCTGCTCACGTTCGTTGAGCGAGCGTGGCCGGTGATTGAGCCGAAGGTGCGTTTCCTCCGCAACTGGCACCTTGAGGCCGTAGCGGACCACCTGCAGGCCGTCTCCCGAGGGGAGATCGAGACGTTGTTGGTCAACGTGCCGCCGGGCACCATGAAGTCGATCATGATCTCGGTGTGCTTCCCCGCGTGGGAGTGGACGACGCGGCCGGACTTGCGGTACTTGGGAGCCTCTTACTCGCCGGACTTGGCGATACGGGACTCGATGTTGTGCCACGACATCATCACCAGCGAGTGGTACCAGAAGCGCTGGCCGAACGTGCGCATCGAGCGCGGCGAGGACCAGAAGATCAAGTACGCGCTCACCGGGGGCGGCTGGCGAATCGCCACCTCGGTCGGCGGCCGTGGCACGGGGGAGCACCCAGACCGGAAGATCGTCGACGACCCGCACAACGCCAAACAAGCCGACTCCGACGCGATGCGCGAAGAGGCGCTGGTGTGGTACGACAGAACGCTCTCGACACGCGGCCAGAGCCGGAACGCGAGCACGGTGGTGGTGATGCAGCGACTCCACGAGCGGGACTTGGCCGGGCACATCCTGGAGCGCAATGCGAACGTCGTGCACCTGTGCATCCCCATGGAGTTCGACGAGGTTCGCAAGCCGACTCGGCTGGGCTGGGTCGATCCGCGCAAGGTTAAGGGCGAGCTGTTGTGGCCCGAGCTGTTCCCGACCGACAAGGTCGAGGCGCTCAAGCTCGTGTTGGGCAAGTACGGCGCCGCCGGCCAGCTCCAGCAGCGACCGTCGCCCGAGGGCGGAGGAAGGCTGAAGCCGTCAGACTTTGGGTTGTGGCCGCACGACGTGCCGTTGCCCCAGATGCAATACCTGCTTCAGTCCTACGACACCGCGTTCACCGACAAGACCGAGAACGACCCGACAGCCTGCACAGTGTGGGGCGTGTTCACGTTCGAGAACCGACAGAACGTGATGCTGCTGGACGCTTGGAGCGAGCACCTGGAGTACCCCGAGCTGCGCGACCGGGCGTTGCGCGACTGGGGACTGAAGTACGCCGGCGACCCCAAGTCCCTCAGCAACCGGAAGAAGGGCGTGGACTTGGTGCTCATCGAGCAGAAGGGCTCTGGGCAGTCGCTCTTGCAGGACCTGACGCGCGCAAAGCTGTACGTGGCGGCCTACAACCCCGGTCTGTCGGACAAGACGGCCCGCGCGGCGGTGATCGCCCCGATCCTGGACGCCGGGCTGGTGTGGGTCCCGGAGAGCAAGCGCGGCGGCACTTGGGCCACATGGGCGGACGACTTCATGCGACAGGTCGAGCGCTTCCCCAAGGACGAGCACGACGATTACGTAGACACGATGACGCAGGCGCTGCGGTACTTGCGTGACAGCAACTTCATAACGCTCGTGGACGCCAAGCGTGAAGCCGAAGAGCGCGACGTCCCACCGCCCAAGCCGAGGAGCAACCCGTATGCAGCTTGAAGACCATGCCCCGCGCACCATCCCCCAACTCATCACGGCCATCGAGTCGCTGTTCGTCCCGCGCGGCGACTTTGGCGGTCGGGCGACCATGATGGTCGGCGATCAGGTGCTGCGCGCGGTCACTTACGCAACTGGCTACCGACTCGACCACGACTCGATCCCGCTGAACGCATGGCACCCCGGAGCGGAAGCCGCGATCGCAGGCCACTGGAAAGCGATGGTGCGCATCCACAGCGGCGAGAAGCCTTACTCCAACTTGCCGTTTGCCGACGCCGAGCCCGAGATCGAAGGCGAGCGCCCGGTCCCGCCGCGCTCGATCTTCTGGCGCAAGAAGCCGGAGTTGGTGTTCGCCGACACAGGAATCGTCTACGTGCGCATGCGCGCCGCGTTCGTCTGAAGAAGGGGTCTCGCAATGGCTAAAGGCGGTCCGCTGGTCAAGATCTTCAACCGCATCCGTGAGGAGATGGAGATTGCGCGTCGCGATCCGCGCGCCGAAGCGCTCCGAGACGCCGTTGCGGCCGGGTACGTTGTGCCGACGCGTCATGCCACTCGCAACATCGATGCGCCGAGGGCGACTCCTTGGCGCGCGACCGACTCTCTCGGCACGCACCTCGATCCGACCCCCGAAGGGCGCCAAGCCGAACACAGACTCGACGACCTGCACGGAGAGCGCGTTGACTACGAAGAGATGGGCATCCCTGATCTGGACGCCTTCAATCCGGGGATCTTGTCTGTCCTCGCTCGCATTTCGCGCCCGATGGTGGGGAGCGAGTCGCTCGTGAATCTCGGCCCGCGCGATGCGGTGAATTGGAATGACTTTGATGAAATCCGGGCAGCGCTTCAGCGTGAGGGACGCGACTCTGTCATCTATCGCAACGAGAACGAAGGCGCCAAGTGGTCGCCGCGCCCGCTGCGCGACGCGCCTGTGACAGATCAGTTCTCGCCAGAGAACTTCCTCCTCGGCGAAGAGGCTCTGGACGCGCTGCTGAACCGAGAGCTTGGGGTCGACAAGCAAAACTACTCCATCGTCGTCCCAGACCCCAGAAACGTGATCAACGTCTTCGGAGACAAGCTGATGCGCCGAGCCTACGACGAGCCGGGGTTCGCCGAAGGCGGCCTGGTGGACTTGGTCGATCGCTACGACCATGGCGACTGGCTGGACCGTCAGCCGCTGGAGCCGGAGGGCTACGCGAAGGGCGGCTCCGTCAAGAAGACCCGCCAGTGGTTGACCGGATCGGTGGAGAACGCGCTGTCGCACTTGAAGACTCTGCTGCAGAATCACACGCCCGAAGCAGGGCGTCCTGACGATCCGCTGCCGCCGAAGGAGTGGATTGGCGCTCGGTTGAGCGAGAAAGGGATGGATTGGCTGGACAAGCCAGAGAAGCGCGACCTCATGGACAACATGACTCGCCTCCAAGCCCTCAACGACTGGGTCGACGCCCAGCTCACTCGTTATGTCAAGAACGACTACGGGACTGAGTGGGATCCGTTGTTGCAGATCGCGCCGGAGGAGCGCCACCACGCAGACCAGATGTATCCTGGCGGTTGGCTCACGCCAGAGCTCGCCAACGAACGGCTCTTCATGCCGCCTTGGAAGAGTCGCTCGGCTGAGTATTGGTTGACGGATCCCGCGTCCAGGAACAACCCTTGGCTAGAGAAGGTTGACCCGAACGAGCGCGTGTATGAAGCCGACGAAAGTCTGTCAGAGTCTCTCGACGCCCGCCATCTCATCGACGAGCTCAACAACGCCTTGGACCCCGAGTCTGGCCTGCCTCCAGAGCTGCGTCTGCGCACCGAGTCACTCAATCGAGTGTCGGTCCCGCAGGCCTCACGCCTTGTCGGTCAGATCAACGCTTGGCGCGCGGCCCAGAAAGCCGAGGCGAGTCAGGCGCTCGCCAACAACCCAGCGACGTTCCTGCACAAGGAATACCCGGAAGGATTCCGCTGGGTGCAGTTGAAGAAACCGCCCGTGCAGAAACCGTCTGGCGAGATTACCGACGAGTTATTTCGTGCGCACTCGGAAGCGGGAGATGCAGCTTACGACCAACTCCAGGACGCCTTGCGTTATGAAGGCGACACGATGGGGCATTGCGTGGGAGGCAAGTGCCGCGACGTTTCCCGAGGTGATTATCAGATCTTCTCGCTGAGAGACGCGAAGGGCCAACCGCATGTGACGGTCAGAGCGAACCCGATTGACCCGAAGCCCTATGACAAATGGATGTCCGAGGTAGCCACGAGCGATCCGGAGTTCAACGAGTTCATCGAGTACGCCAGGAGCCCCGTGACCGGGACCGGGAACGGGGAAAGGTCATGGGAGAATTGGCTTGCCTCCAAGGGACGCGAGATTCCGCCGACTCTTTACGACATTCGTGAGATCAAAGGCAAAGGCAACCGCCGCCCGGCCGACAAGTACCAGCGTTTCGTCACCGACTTCATCAGAAGCGGCAACTACGACGTCAAAGGCGACCTGCAGCACACCGAGCTCATCCAGTTTCGAGGCGGAAAAACACGCATCGGCGACAGAAACGACATCGAAATGCCCAGCGGATACATGACTTTGGAGGAGGCAGCTCAGTTCGTGAAGGACCAAGGAGCCGATCCGGTCCAAACTGACCGCCATTTTGGGTTGGACGTGATCCGCGCGATCAGCGACGACGCGCCTCAGCGTGATTTTGCAGAAGGCGGGCTGGTGAAAGCGCTGCGCGAGTGGAACTCCGCACGTCCGCAGGTGCAATCCGAGCCAAGAGGAGCCAAGTCCGAGCCAAAATCCCTCGCCGACGAGCTAGATCAGCTGCGTTACGCCATCGCGGCCGGATTCGGCACACAATATGAGCGCGACGAGGGTGGATTGCCGGGTCTTGCGCTGTCGACGATGGGCCTGCCGGCTTGGTTGGACTTGGCCGGGGAGGGAACGGCGCCGGGCTGGGCCGTGGACGCCTCTGACCGATACGACGCGCACCTGAATTCGCTGCTGGAGCGCTACAACCTGCCTCCCACTGGCGAGCTGGACGTAGGCGACCGCTACGGGGTGGCGCTCGGCGAGATGATGGGTCAGTTGCCGGTGCCCGCGAGCCTGCTGGGCAAGCTGAAAGCGCTGCCGGGTATGAAGAAGCTGGGCTGGCTGACAGAATACTTCGGGCCGGTCATCGAGCCGAGCGCGCTGAACTACGGAATTGGCACCGCTGTGGGCGGAACGCTGCGCCAGATCGAGGGGCCGGCCGACCCGGAGTTGAACGGCTTGGTCGACCGCTACGAGGACGGGGACTGGTTGGATCGTCAGCCGGCCGAGGAGCCGCGTGGTTACGCGAAGGGCGGCTCAGTGCAGAAGACTCGCCAGTGGCTGAAGGACTCTGTCGAGAACGCGCTGAAGCGACTCAAGTGGGAGAAAACAGGCCCGAACGAGCAATCTCGCCAAGATATCGACGCCTTCATGAACGCCGCTCGGCGCAACATGCCTCAGGAGCTGGACGTGGACGGCACGATCAACTCGCTGCGCGGGGTGGATCAGTGGATCAACTCGCAGCTTGCTCGGTACGTGAAGAATGACATGGCTACGGATTGGGACCCATTGAACCAGTTGTCTGCAGACGAACTTCACATGGCTCGTCCTGACCCAACCCAGCCGTGGTGGCCTTCGTGGGCCATCGCTGACACCCCACGGTCTGCTTACGACAATCCCGACTATATAAGAAGTATCAATTACGACAACAAAGACGACAGCGGGACTCGCATTTTCGAGTCGAATCCGTGGTTGCGCAACGTCCCTCCAGAGGAGCGGATTTACCACGTTTCGCCTTATGATTTTGAAAGAGCGACCGGATTCGAGCACTTGATCGATGAATTGCGCAACGCGACCCGCCCCGACTCAGACCTGCCGCGCGAGCTGCGGCTGCGCCCTGAGTCCTTGAGTCGCGTTTCAGTCCCGCAGGCCTCCCGGCTTGTTGGCCAGATCAATGCGTGGCGCGCGGCGCAGAAGGTCGAGGCCAGCCAGAGCATCGCCAACAACTCAGCGACGCAGGTTTTGAAGGAATACCCGGAAGGCTTCCGCTGGGTGGAGCTGCGCAAGCCGCAGGACACAGGCACTTCCGTGGAGTTCGAGGGTTCTCTTGCGGAGGTCGGAGGAGTCCAAGCCGTTGCCGCGTTCAAGGCCGCTGTGCGCCGAGACACGATGGAGGAGGTGCGAAGGCTGGCGGAAGAGGGGATGGAGCCTGCCGACATCGCGGGGGAGTTGTACCTGAGCGACTACGGTCTTTCCGATGAGCAGATCATGGACTTGACGAAAGTCGACGACGACACCTGGAACGAAATCGCGCAAGACTTGGGGGAAGGAGCTTATGGAAACGAGCTTTGGGACAACCAAGAGCGCATAAAAGGATCAGAAGACGAGTCGATTAGCCAACTCCGCGCAGCTCTCAAATACGAGGGCGACACGATGGGGCATTGCGTCGGAGGGGCGTGCAGCGATGTGGCCGGAGGGCAGTACCGCATCTTCTCGCTCCGCGACTCCAAAGGCCAGCCGCACGTCACAGTCAGAGCGAATCCAACAGACTTGGCGCCGGGCTTCAAGATCGTGGAAGTCAAAGGCAAAAGCAACGCCAAGCCCGTGGACAAGTACATCCCCTTCGTCCAGGACTTTCTGGCAGAGCGCAAGTGGCCCATACAAGGCGACCAAGCTAACACAGGATTCATATTCCCGAACGACCTTTTGCGTTACAAGCTCGGCGATCCGCTGCAGAACGCGATTCGCGGAACGCAAGACATAGACGCGCTCTTCGAGGCGCAGGGCACTCAGTACGGCACGAAAGACTCGCTCTTGCAAAAGGCGCGCGAGCTTTGGCCTGACCGCTTCTTGGATCAACAACCGCCCGGCTTCGCCCGAGGCGGCCTCGTATACGACCCGGCGCGCATCAGCGCTCTGGCACAACAATTGCTGCAAGCGGGAGATCGATGATGGACGAGGAATTGGAAGGAATGGACGTGCTGCTGGAGGACGAGCCCTCTGACGTGACCGAAGACGACGCAGGCGGCGCCGTGGTCGTGCTGGAGGACGAGGAGAGCGACTCCATCCGCGATCAGACCGACGAGCACTTCGAAAACCTCGTCGAGTCCTTCCCGAAGAGCAAGATGGCAACGCTGGTCTCTCAACTGCTCGACAAGATCGAAATCGACCAGCGTTCCCGCGAAAAGCGTGACGAGCTCTACGCCGAAGGCTTGCGCCGCACCGGACTAGGCGACGACGCGCCCGGCGGAGCCACGTTCTCGGGCGCCACTCGGGTCGTGCACCCGATGATGATTGAGGCGTGCGTGGACTTCCAAGCTCGCGCCATGAAGGAGCTCTTCCCCGCCAACGGCCCGGCCAAGTCCAAGGTCGTCAACAAGAAAGACAAAACGGTGCTGGAGCGGGCTCAACGTCGCTCTGACTTCATGAATTGGCAGATGACCCAAAAGTCGCCCGAGTTCCGCTCCGAGCTGGAACAGCTGCTGACGCAGTTGCCGCTCGGCGGCGGCCAGTACTTGAAGCTGGTGTGGCACCCCAAAAAGCGCCGCGCGATCCCCGAGTTCGTGCCGATCGACGACATGTTCCTGCCATTCGCCGCGTCCAACTTCTACACCGCCGAGCGCAAGACGCACCGCCAATACGTCACCGAGCAAGAGTTCGAGCAGCGCGTGGCGAGCGGAATGTACGCAGACGTGCTGCTCTCCTACGCGGCAGCGCCGGAAGAGTCTGCCGCCCAGAAGGCGAACGACAAGATCGAGGGCCGCACCGCCGACGCTTACAACGAGGACGGACTGCGAGTCATTTATGAAATTGCAGTAGACTTGCAGCTGGACGATGACGACGAGTTGGCGCCCTACATCTTCACCATCGACGACACCTCGCGCGCGCCGCTCGCCCTTTACCGCAACTGGATGCCGGACGACGAGCAGCAGGAGGAGCTTTACTGGATTGTAGAGTTCCCCTTTGTGCCTTGGCGCGGGGCGTACCCGATCGGTCTGACGCACATGATCGGAGGCCTGAGCGGGGCAGCCACCGGAGCGCTGCGCGCACTGCTCGACTCTGCCCACGTGCAGAACATTCCAACTCTGGCGAAGCTCAAAGGCGGCATGCCCGGCCAGACGATGAACTTGCAGCCCACAGAAGTGGTCGAGATCGAGGGCGGCGCGCTCGCCGACGACATCCGCAAGCTCCTGATGCCCATTCCGTTCAACCCGCCCAGCCCCACGCTCTTCTCGCTGCTGGGATTCTTGGTGGACGCCGGGCGCGGGGTCGTGCAAACGTCCTTCGAGAAGCTGTCCGACAACAACGCCAACGCGCCGGTGGGCACCACTCTCGCGCTGATCGAGCAGGGGATGGTGGTGTTCAGCTCGATTCACTCGCGGCTACACAACTCCATCGCGATGATGCTGCGGATTCTGCAACGGATCAACCGCTCGTACCTGACAGAAGAGGACATCGAGGCCTCTGGCATCGAGGGGCTGACCCTCGCCGACTTCGACGAAGACGACGACGCGATTGTGCCTGTGTCGGACCCGGCGATCTTCTCTGAAACGCAGCGCTTCGCCCAGATCCAAGCCGTCATGCAGCGCGCCGACGTGAAGCCGCAGCTCTATGACGCCCGGCTCGTGGAGGAGTTGTTCCTGCAGCAACTCAAATTCTCCGAGGACGTGTTGGTCAAGAAGGAAACGCCGGAGAACATGGACCCGGCGAGCGAGAACGTGGCGATGACGATGGGGGCGCCGGTCACAGTGCTCCCGCAGCAAGAGCACCTGGAGCACCTGATGGTGCACGCCTCTTTCATCATGTCGCCCGTCTTCGGCAGCAACTCGGTTATTCAGCGCACGCTGTTCCCGCCGATGATCCAGCACTTGCGCGACCACCTGTTGCAGTTCTATCTGACAGAAGCGCAACGCGCAGTGAGCATGTCGGTCGAGCAACAACTGCTGACCGAGGACGACGCGCAGGCGCAGGCCGAGTTGATCCGCTTGACGCAGGTGGAGGTCGAGAAGGTGGTCGCTCAGTACGGCCAGCTGCTCTCCCAGATCGAGCAGTTCGTTGCCAGCCAACAACCGCAAGGCGGGATGCCGCCGGACAGCTCCTTGGCCGTTGCGCAGATCAACGCGCAGCAGCGCGCGGCCTCCGACGCTCAGAAAACGCAGTTGGCCGGCGCCAAGATGCAACAAGAAGCGCAGTCCAAGGCGGTCGACCAGCAACTCAAGAGCGCCGATCTGCAGTTCAAGGCGCAGTCCAAGGAGGCCGATCTGGCTCTCCAACAGCAAGAGGCGGAAGCCGCCGAGCGCCGTCACCAAGAGCAGCTGCTCGCGGACGCCGCAACCGAGCAACTGCGCCAGAGCTCCGAGGACGCTCGCATGGCAGAAGAGCTGGCCGCGCGCGAACGCATGAACTCGCAGGACAACGAGACAGCGATGGTGCTCGCGGCCGCCGAGATCGAATCTGGCGAGCGAGTGGCCGTCAGCACAGGCACCGGAATCAACCCCAACCCCGGCTCATAAGGAGCATGCTATGAAAGAACAAGGCAACAAGCCCACAAAGAGCAACAAAGACGAGTGCACCCCGCAACACAAGCGCCTTGCGATGGGCCAGAAGCCGGCCTTCACGGGGCAAAAAGACAACAAAAACCGCCCAACCAGGAGCAATGTATGACGTTACAAAAACTGATGGACACGCTGAAGCGAAAGCGGGACGAGTATGCCCTGCAGGCGCTGAGGTGTCCCGAAGCGAAATCAGAGTTCGAGTATGGCTTGCGCTGCGGAATTGTGCAGTGCTACGAAGGAGTCATCGCCGAGCTGAAAACGATCCAACACGAGGAGGCCCGCGATGGACAAGACCTCTGAGTTGGACATGGCGTTTCCCGTAGCAGACCCCGGCATCGTGCCTTGCGGCTCGCGGGTGCTGGTGCAGATTCGCTCGCCAAAGATGAAAACGGCCGGCGGCATCATCCTGCACACGGAAACCAAGGAAACCGAGAAGTGGAACACGCAGGTGGCCAAGGTCGTCTCGCTGGGCTCGCTCGCGTACCACAACCGCAACACCATGGAACCTTGGCCCGAGGGCAGCTGGTGCGCTCCGGGGGATTTTGTTCGGGTTCCGAAGTACGGCGGCGACCGATGGGAAGTCTTGCTTCCAGACGGAACGCCGGTTCTTTATGTGATTTTCAACGATCTGGACATCGTGGGCCGAGTAACAGGCGACCCGCTGGCGATCCGGGCATTTTTGTGAGCTGAAGGAGCTGACTGATGAGCAATGCGAATGACAAAGACGACGACGAAATCATTGTCGTAGAAACGCAAGAGCTGGATGCGTCCTCGCACGACGATGATGACGAAGACGACCTGACGCCCTCGGGCGACGATCGCTCCACCGCCTCCGAAGACGACGGGATCGAAACCGACGGCCCCTCGCTCCAAGAGCGCCGCCGGCTGGAGAAGAAGGAGCGCGCCGACCGCCGTAAAAAGGCCATGGAGCGCGACAAGATCGAGCTGAATTTCCTGCGCAGCCAAAACGACCAGCTGGAACGTCGCATGGCAGGGCTGGAAGTCAACGCGCACGCGACACAAGTTGCCGGGTTGGACGCCGAGATCCGGGCCGCTCGCGCCGAGGCCGCTGCCGCCGAGCGAGTGATGGCCAAGGCAATCGAAGCCAAGAACGGAGCCGACGCCACCAAGGCGCTCAACTTCCGCGACAAGGCGCTCGAAAAGGCCGCCGCGCTGGAAGCTCGCAAGGCACAACAACAACGCCCGGCGCAACAAGCAGCCCCGACGGGACTTTCCCTCGCTGCTGCTGCAAAGGCGCGTCAGTTCCTGAGCGAGCACACGTGGTATGACCCGAGCGGCGCTGACGAGGACTCCGCCTTGGTGCTCGCGCTGGACAACGCCGTCACCCGCTCCGGGCTCAACCCAGAAAGCGACGATTACTGGGAGGCTCTGCGCGAGAAAGTGAAAAAGCGCCTGCCAGAGAAGTTCACCGCACCGGTCGCTCCAGAGCGCCGCAAGCCCGCAGGCGGTCCGCAACTGGGTTCTGGCCGCACAGGGTCCACGACCGGCGGCCGCCGTGAAGTTTATGTCTCGCCAGAACGCATTGCAGCTATGAAAGAGGCTGGCGTTTGGGACGACCCCGTGCTGCGAGCCAAGTATGTCCGTCGGTACGAGTCGTATGACAAGGAAAATAAAGGTAAGCGTGCATAACTAGCTTGCCAGACCATCATAGATGCAGTTTAATAGCAGCAATCGCTGTAGGAGCGACCAATGAACGACGAACGAACCAAGAAATCTGCTGATAATCGTGACACCCGCGCGATGAATGACCGATCGGTCACCGAGGATCGCGCAATCTCTGACTCTGAGCGGGTTGAAGCGTTTCGCCAACAAATGTTTCAGTCAGCACTACCAGATTTACCGAAATTGACAGGCTACCACACATGCTGGTTGACCACGACCAATCCTCGTGACCCAATTCAGGCGCGCTTGCGCCTCGGGTACGAGCCGATCAAGCCCGAAGACATTGCGGGCTGGGAGTACCTGACGCTGAGAGGCGGTTCATGGGACGGGTTCGTCGGAGTGAACGAAATGTTGGCCTTCAAGCTGCCTTTGACGCTGTATGAAGCGTACATGAAAGAGGCTCACCACAACGCACCGCTCCAACAGGAAGAGGGTATTGCCCGGAATGTCAAAGACATCGCCGCGCAAATCCGAGCCAAAGGGGGCCGAGTGGACGTGGGGAACGGTCTGTCTGAGCTGGTGGACGAACGGTCGGCAAGTTTCGACCTTTAACTCAATCATTGATTCAGGAGATCTGCTATGTCTTCGACTAGCGCACCCTGTGGCATCACGCCTGCGTTTCACCCCTCGGGGCAGATCCGGGCCATGCCATACACAGTCGCGTCCACGTACGCGACCAACATCTTTCAGAACGATCCAGTCAAGCTCACCGACAACGGCGTAATCCAACTCGGCACCTCTGACGGCACGCGCTCCGGCACTGTCGACGGCGTTGCGCTGTTGGGCACCCTTGCTGGCGTGCAGTACACCGACTCCCTCGGCAAGCCGACGTTCAGTTCTTACTGGCCCGGCGGCACCGTTGGCACGGACATCATCGCGTGGGTCTACGACGACGCCGAGATCCGTTTCCAAGTCGAATACGCCAATCCCTCTCCGGGCACCACAGTGCAAACTGCGGTCGGCGAAGAGTGCGATTGGACAGTGGCAACGCCCGGCGGCTCAACTCAGGTTGGTCTGTCCACAGCGGTGCTGACGGCCATCCAGGCAACTTCTGGCCAGTTCCAGATTGTCGGGTTCGCCAATAACATCAACGACACGCTCACCGACGCCTATGTACGGGTTCTCGTTAGAATTAACGAGCACCATTACAAAGCCGCTGTGAACTCGGTATAAGGAGAGAGCACAATGGCTATTCCAATGCGCAGTACGGACTTTCGCTCGGTCGTTGAGCCGATTCTCAACGAAACATTCGATGGCGTGTACGACCAGCGCGCCGATGAGTGGCAGATGGTTTTCCGCGAAGAGCAGGGCATCCCCCGTTCTTACTACGAAGAGCCCGTGCTGTTCGGATTCAACTCGGCTCCCGAGCTGCCTGACGGCGCTCCGGTCGACTACGACTCCGGCGGCCAGCTGTTCGTGAAGCGTTACACCTACAAGGTGTTCGGCCTCGCGTTCGCTCTGACAAAAGTGCTGGTGGAAGACGGCGACCATATCCGTATGGGCCGCATCTTCTCCAAGCACCTCGCTCAGTCGCTGATCGAAACCAAAGAAACTCTGTGCGCCAACATCCTGAACCGGGCATTCACGGCCGGATTCGTGGGCGGCGACGGCGTGTCCTTGGTGAACAATTCGCACCCGATCGTTTCGGGGGTGTCCAGCAACCTGTTGACTACGGCTGCGGCCTTGTCCCAAACGCCTCTGGAGCAGATGCTGATTCAGATCCGCAACGCCACAGACGCCAACGGCAAGCGCATCCGCCTGACGCCCAAGAAGATCGTTACTGGCCCCAGCAACGTCTTCCAAGCCGAAGTCCTGCTCAACAGCGCGCTGCGCACCGGCACAGCCAACAACGACATCAACCCAGTGAAGTCCATGGGCCTGCTGTCCGAAGGCCAAGCCAACATCTCGCGAATCACTTCAACAACCGCGTGGTTCATCAAGTGCGATGCGCCTGAAGGCCTGAAGCTGATGATGCGCCGCAAGCTGGAAAAGAGCATGGAAGGCGACTTCGAAACCGACTCCATGCGCTACAAGGCTACCGAGCGTTACATTCCGGGTTGGACCGACTGGCGCGACCTGTGGGGAACTCCAGGACTGTGACCGCTGGCCCGCCGACCGAGTGCTACCCCGGTCGGCGGGCTTCTTTTTGAACAACACCAAATTATTGCAGGGGAAAGGACATGGCAATCACCAATCTTGACAGCTTGACTCTGTCTGAAGATCTCGTCACCGAAGGCGACGCAACGGTTGAAGGCTCGGCGACTGTCGTCGGTGCATTGACGGTCAGCGGCGGAATTTCTGGCAGCACAGCAGGGTCAGGAAAAATCACCCACGCAACTTCCGCAGCCATCAACGCGACGGCAACAGCGACAGCTGCGCAGGTGGCCACGGGCCGGATCACTTCGACTTCGGCAGCGCCAACTACGATCACTCTGCCGACTGGCACTTTGCTTGGCGCGCAACTCGGTGCAGCGGCCGGCGACGTGTTCGATCTTTACATCGACAACACGGCAGGCGCCAGCGCAGTCACCATCGCGGTGGCCGTGAACGGCATCCTGTCCACAGCGGCCGCTGACACAGCAGGCAGCTTTGGCGACTTGACGGTAGCCTTCGGAGCCACGGGGGTTGCTCGGTACACCCTGATGTTCTCCAGCGCTACGGCGTACGTGTTTACCCGAACAGCTTAACGCCCCGGAGGGCAGCGCCATGAGACCCGTTTCGTTTACCGTGACTGGAACAGAGACGTCGGCGGTGTTCCCGCCAGACCACTACGTGAGTCCATTCAACGTCTCTCTTGGCGTGCTGGTCTCCGGAACGTCCAACTACACAGTCCAATACACGTTTGACAACGTGTTTGCTGCAGGGTACAATCCCGCAACAGGCAGTTGGACTGACCACCCCTCGCTCACGGCTCAGGCGGCGACCAAAGACAGCAACATCGCCTACCCCGTCACCGGCATCCGAATCAAGGCGAATTCGGGCGCCGGCACCTCCACATTGACCATCATCCAAGCAGGAGGTGTTGTGTGATCTCCACGACGATAGAAGGCCTCCCGGCTGGCGGTGCAGCCGACCAGCTGCTCAGTTTGTTGCAGGTCGTCTCCGACCCGGAGCTGTACGCGCAGCGCTTGGCCGCGTTGCAGGAACAGGTGGCGCTGAACAAGCAGCTGGTGGAGCTGGCAGGCCCGGCAAGCGACATCCTGTCCCTGAAAGCGACAGCGCAAGAGGCCAAAGACAAGGCCGTGGCCGAGCTGGACGACGCCAAGCGCGAAGCCAAGCGCCTCAAGCAAGTCGCAAAAGACTCCGCCGCCGCCGCGCTGACGAAAGCCAACGCAGAAGCGACCGAGCTGCGAGTGCAGGCCTCAGCAATCAAGACGGAAGCAGACGCCACGCTCGCAGCGGCCAATCAGCAATCCGAAGACGCTCGCGCAGCGCTGCAAAGCACCGAGAGCGAGCGGGTGCGCCTGACTGAGCTGCTAGCCTCGACGGAAACCTTGAAGACCGAGCTGGAGGCGACTCTGGAAGCGACCAAGCAAGAGCGCACCCGCCTCAAGGCGCTGCACGCCAAGCTGCTCAAGGACATCGGCCCGTGACCGGAATTGTCGACTTCAGAACAGAGCTTCTGGACGAGAACGGAGATCCGATCTCCGCGTCGAATCCGTTGCCTGTCACTGGAGGAGGCGGCGGGGGCGGAACGCTTTCTGACACGGTCTTCATAGACTCGACCAACCAGCTGTTCGTTTACCGCGACACCGGCTCAGGAGTGCCGCTGGCCTACGAGATTCCGTCTTGGGCCTTGTACTCCCCGGTGGGCGCCGTGTCCGTGGCGGCGGGCTCGAATGCAGCAGCGAGTGCCACGGGCGCAGCTGTGCCGGGGTCTGCCGGGTATACGGGATTCAATAGCGGTGGGAACCTCGTCGGCGTCAGCTCGGCGAATCCGTTGCCTGTCTCCGTAGACAATTTCCCCGCGACTCAGGACGTCAGTGGCACCGTCTCTGTGGACAATTTTCCTGCCACGCAGGACGTCAGTGGCACTGTCTCCGTAGACAATTTCCCCGCCACGCAGGACGTGAACATCGTTGGCGGATCGAGCGGCAACGCAGCAGCGGGCACCACGGGCGCGGCGGTCCCCTCCTCGGCGGACTATGTGGGCTACAACGTCGGCGGTAACCTTACTGGCGTGTCTGAGACAACCCCATTGCCGGTTGCTGAAGTCAACCAAGAACACATCCTGCTGATGTTGACTCGGATGCTCTCCGTGCTGGCCAAGCCGGCGAACTACGACGCTTCCCTGAACCGCCAAAGGATTACGGCGATCTTGGAGTCTGGCACAGTAACGACGGTGTCGACTGTGACGGGCGTCACGACAGTAACGACAGTAGCGACGGTAACCAACTTGACCAACTTCGGCACTGGGCGCGCGGCGACCGAGCTGCAAGACAACAACAACCGCACTGCATGGGCGCTGACCAACCGCGCGAGAATCACTTGAGGTAACGCATCTTGGCAAACGCATTCAAGAAAGTGATCGATCAGCTGATCTGGCGCCAAGTCGCCCCGGCGCCGAATGCCCACGTAGCAGGGAGCTCGGTTTGCTCAGATTTGCGATCCGACATTTCACGCAATCCGTTCACTTATCAGTTGCTCAGCGCAGCGATCCTGAACAGATTCAACATCGTCACAAAGGGGTGGTCTTTCGCCGTCAACCCCGGCCTCGGCGGAACCTTTGGAGCGGGAGCTTGTTCTGTGTTCGCGCCTTCCTTTGGTCTGGTCGGGACCATCGCTGCGGGCGCAACAACGACGTCCGTGACCTTGACGACCGCGCTGCCCACGGCGGTCGGGGCCAACATGCTGGCCAATCGAGGCGGCAGCGGCGAGTACGGATTCAAGTTGCGCATCATCGACAACGGCGCAGGCGGCTCTGGCAAAACAGCGGAGCGTTACATCGTTGGCAACTCCGCCTCAACGACGCCGCTCATAAACGTCCTGTCCACGTTCGGGTTCACCCCGGTCACCGGCTCCCGGTACGAAATTGTCGCTGGTCGAGTGATGATGCTCTCCGCAGGCACTCTTGCCGCCACTTCTTGGCGCTCATTCGAGGTCGCCAGCAACACTCTGGCTTCCATGACGCAGACCAACCTGCCAGCGACCATCGGCACCGACTCCGACATAATCGCGCTTGACGAGCAGTACACGCCTTACGACAACAGCCCCGGCGACGGAATGATCAAAGGCGCGTACGTCTACGACACCGGCATCGTGACTCGCTATGCGCTGACCGCAACGGCCGCAGCAGCGGGCACCTTGACGGGCCAAGCCGCGTTGGGCGACTCGGGTGTGGTGGCCAACGAGTACCGCAACTTCCAGATTCGCATTGTTGAAGACTTGACCAACGTCACAGCGGTCGGCCAGCGGAGAGTGATCGCGTCACACACGGCGGGTCCGTCTCCAGTCTACACGCTCGGCACCAACTGGACCGTGACGCCTTCCGCAACAGCGAAGTACGTCATCGAGTTGCCGAACCTCGTTCTGGTGCGCTCGTCAGCAACGACGATCGTGTACACATACAACTACATGGACGCCACGATCAACAACGGCACCAACAGCATCGCAGCCAACGCATGGTCCACGACTTACTTCGGGGCGGCTCCGGCTGTCAACGCGGCAGGCGGGATGTGGGCGCCTTCATGGGGAATCCAGCCAGACGTCGGCAACAACGCACGACACTCGTTCTGCTACTTCTTCCGAGGAGGCGCGGCCACTCTGGACGTGCTGGACATCTCCGGAAGCATCACGGGAACGTGGACCGGCGCCATCACCTATGACGGCAGTCCGGGCGCATTCCCTGCTATTGGCTCCTGCGGCGGCTATTCCCCCTTTGAAAACGAAGGGCGCATGTTTTACATGAACCTGTATGTCGCCTCTGCGATAAACCAGATGTACCGATTCGACGTTCAAAACCGCGTTCTGTCGCCTTTCGCGCCGACTGACACCGTGCAAGCCGGCACTGCCGCGACCGGGAAAAGAATCGCGTGCTACTGTGCCATCGACGGAACCGACACGTATGACGTGGTGTTCCTGTTGAATCATCTGTCAACGCTGGACCAAGAAATGGTGGTGTTGGTGTGAAAATCGAAGAACTTGTGCAGCTAGGCAGTCACAAACTGATGCGCTTGAATGGCCAACGCGCCACTGCAGAGGCCGAAGGTGACCTGACCGCAATTGGCGAGATTGACCTTTTGATTGCAGAGACAGAACAAACGCTGGCGAAGCTGCGCACCTTGGAGTGACGCGGCAAAGGAGAATTGAATGGCCACGAAACCGAAAGCAAAAACAGGCGGATGCGCATGCGGCGGCCACGTGAAGAGCGGTGCAAAGCTGTCTCGTTCCGAACAGGCGCTCTTGACGCAGGCAGTCAAGCAAACCGCGCGCACCGGGCGCGCACCGGGCAAAACTAGCCGCTGAGTCGGGAGCACCGAATGGCCACCTCTGGCACTGTCGACACGACCAAGTTCAACGCGCTGAAGGTGATCGACACCGCCTTCCGCCGTTGCAAGGTGCTGCCGCAGACAATCACCTCTGACATGCTGACGTATGCAAAGGACTCCTTGCACTTGCTCCTCGGGTCGCTGGGCAATCCTCGGCCGCCGAGCTGGTGCATTGAGAAGGTGCTGCTGGCGATGGACGAGGCGAATCCGGTCGTGGAGTTGCCGGTGGGCACGATCTCCGTGCTGAACCTCAATTACCGCGAGGTCCAAATTGTCGAGGGCACCGTGACGGAGCCTGCCGGATATTACGTGATCGAGTTCGCCGAGGCCACGACGGTGTCGACCGTCGGGGTGAACTGGAATCCCAGCGGCCCAGATCCGCTGACGATGCAAGTTTCGGACGACGGGCTGACTTGGACGACCGTGGGCACGATCGAAAACGACGTCGCCAACAACGCCAATATCCTGCAGTGGACGGACGTGGCCGGCGCGCTGCCGCATCTGTTCTTCCGGCTCGTGGTGAGCGTGAGCGTTGTCGCGCTCAACTCGGTGGTGACTGGCAACACCCCGAGTGAGATCCCGATGGGACCGCTCAACCGCGACCAATACGCGCAGCAGAACAACCAGAACTTCCCCGGCCGACCGACCGTTTACTGGTTCCAGAGAACATTCCCAGTGATGCGCGTGAACCTGTGGCCGGCGCCCAACGCAGCAGCAGTCGCCGCGCAGCTGGTGCTGTGGCGGCACCGGCACATCATGGACGTCGGCGCGCTGAAGAACGATCTAGAGATCCCGACCCGGTGGCTCGAAGCGATCACGTACGCGCTGGCGGTGCAGCTGGCGGAGCAAACGCCCGAGGTGAAGATGGACGTCACAGCCTACCTCACCAGCCGGGCCGGCGCCACGATGCGGGAGGCGTGGGAAGGCGACGGGGACGGCTCGTCGACGTTCATTCAGCCCAATATCGCTCCTTACACGAGGTGAGCCGTGCCAAGATTCCTGGACACGAGAGGGAAGGCCACGCTGGGCATAGGGTTGTGCGGGCGGTGCTCGCGGAAATTTCCTTTGGGCGAGCTCAGCCCTGACCCCAATTACCCAGCCTTGATGGTTTGCGCTGCGGACAAGGACGATTACGACCCATATCGCCTCGCTCCGCGCGCGCCAGACCAGATCGTGCTTCCGTTTGTTCGTCCAGACAGGCCGCTGACCGGCCTTCCCGAAGAGTGAGGAGAGACCCGTGGCCCAGAGCGGATACACAGCAATAGTGGTTTACCACTCGGAAACGCCAGACGAGCTTCCGAACGTGGCGAACTTGGCTGTTGGTGAGTTGGCGATCAACATCGCTGACGGCCTCATTTACACAAAAAACACAGCGGATGCGCTGGTGACGCTTGGCGGAGGCGGTGGCGGAGGCGGCACGATGGCTTCCCAAGACGCTGACGCCGTGGCCATCACAGGCGGCGCCATCACCGGAACTTCCTTGAGCGGCCCCTCGGTCACGTCCACGGGACGAGTTTTGAGCGCCAAGCAAGCCCTCTCCATCATCACCAGCGAAGCCACTCTGGACCTCTCCACAGGCGACTCGTTCACCCTGACCGTCTCTGAAGCCGTGGACATCATCATCACTGGCGTGTCCGCCTCTGCAGCGCAGTTCTCTTATCTGGAACTCGTTAATCCGGGCGCATTCGCTATCACAATCGCTTCTGCTGCGACCGTAAAGTGGGTCGGGAGGGCGTTGCCAACTTGGACCGTCAGTGGAACAGACGGTGTGGTGATCATTGCCAATGACGGCAGCTCGGTCACGCTTGCCGCGTCGCTGAACATTGGGACGCCGATATGAGCGGTGCCATTCTGGCCTTGCTGGGCGCGACGCCGGCTGCCGAGCCTCCTCTGGAGGATGGCGCTTTGTATTCGTGGGGATTCAGCAACACAGGCGAGCGCAAGCTCGGGGACAACGTGCAGACGCCGCGCTCTTCGCCTGTGCAGGTGGGCGTGGTGGCGACGTGGCTGCAGATTGCCGTTGGAGAGTACACGGTGTTGGCCACGCGGTCGGACGGCACGTTGTGGGCTTGGGGGAATAACACAAATGGCACAGCAGGAAAAGGAACGACCGGCACGGTCTACTCGCTCCCTTCACAAGTTGGCGCTCTGACCAACTGGGACACCATTTCCGGGCAATACCGATTCGTTGTAGCCATCAAAAAAGACAATAGCCTTTGGACGTGGGGAAATAGCGACGCGGGACAAGGAGGGCGCGGAAGCACGGTGCAGACGTCCTCTCCAAATCAGGTGGGGGCGCTTTACGACTGGATGCAAGCCAGCGCGGGACTAACTGGTTGCATGGCAGTTCGCCTCGACGGAACTCTGTGGTCTTGGGGCGCAAATACGCTGGGCGTCCTCATGCTAGGCGCAACGGGGTCTGTTTCTTCGCCAACGCAGGTCGGGCGAGACACAAATTGGTTCTCTGTCTCCGTTGGAGGAGAGCACTCGCTTGCCATTCGCACAGACGGAACTCTGTGGGCTGCGGGGAGAAACGATTACGGCGAATTGGGAACCGGAAACCTCACCTCCAGATCGTCCCCCGTTCAAGTGGGACTGCTCACTGACTGGGTTCTTGCTGTTGCAGCGTACAACTTTTCGTTGGCGATCAAAGCCGACGGCACCCTTTGGGCGTGGGGGCGTAACGGCCTTGGCCAGTTGGCGCAAGGGAACACCACGAACCGTTCATCCCCCGTGCAAATTGGCACCGGAACCGACTGGCGCTGGATTACAGCCAATCTTGGCACAGAGTTCACCAGTTCCTCTGCAATTCACGCGATCAAAGCCGACGGCACCCTTTGGGCGTGGGGGTCTGGTTTGTCTGGACAAGGCGGCACCGGCAACACAACCACCTACTCGTCCCCCGTCCAGGTTGGCGCCCAGACCGACTGGACCATGGCTTCTAGGGGCGGCGGCCTTTTGTCCGCAGCAGGAGGGCAAACGGCATTCGGCTTGCGCAATGCCGACGGCGGGCCTCCTCCTTTGCCGGATCCAGCCAGCGCCGGCTATGACCTCTTTGTGGCGGGCAACAATAACAATTTTGCGTTGGCGTATCCCGCTGCTTACAACATAACAGCGCCGCTGTACATCGCGGCAGGGCAGCGCTGGCGTTCAGTGATTTCTCTGAAAGACAACAACTCCTACGGAATCCGGGGAGACGGGAAAGCATACGCCTGCGGCATTGCGAACGGAGGCTACAGAGGAGCGACAATAACTTCGATCGCAGCAAACCCAAATCTACTCGTCACCACCGGAGCCACGGGGGCGAGCATGGTGGTTCCTGGCGCCTTGATCAGCGGAGGGCGCCTGTGGTGTTGGGGAAGCAACGCATTCGGCCAAGTTGGCGACTCAACAACAACGCCCCGGTCTTCTCCCGTGCAGATTGGCGCGCTGACCACTTGGGCTTCGGTCTCGTCCAACGGCATTTCCACATATGCGATCAAGGATGATGGAACGCTGTGGTCGTGGGGCGGAAACGGCAACGGACAACTGGGGAATGGCAACACGACCCCGAGGTCGTCTCCTGTTCAGGTCGGGGCGCTCACCAATTGGCTGCAGGTGTTCATCGGATCAGACACGACGGACAACACCGTGATGGCCGTGAAAACAGACGGCACTCTCTGGGGATGGGGAAGCAACGTCAACGGTCGAATCGGAGACGGGACGACCACCTCGCGCTCTTCTCCGGTTCAGGCTGGAGCCGCGACAACGTGGCGAGAGGCAACTCTTGGCTACGCAATCCGCACCACTGGCGCTGTCTACCAACTTGCAACAACGCACGTCCTGCTTTCAGGCACTTGGGTGGATGTGTCCTCCAGCGGCCAGCACCATGCGTTGGTCAACGCGGCCGGCGAGTTTTACACGTGGGGCTTGAACGACAGAGGTCAGTTGGGCCTCGGAGACCTGACAGACAGAGCGTCGCCGACGCTGGTCTCTTCGATTCCGCGTCTAGGCAAAGCCATCTCCTGTTCTGAAGGAACCACAGTCTTCATGGTGAAGTCGAGCGTATGAACAGACAAGGACAACTCCTCGAGACCGCACTGAAGCACTCCAAGGCGGGCCGATTCGACTCTGCCGAACGACTGCTCCGCTCGTTGCCGGACGACTGCCTCCCGGCTCAGTACAACCTTGGTTGGTACGACCTGATGCACGGCCAGTTTCAAAAGGGATTCGAGGGACTGAACAAGGGGCGCTTCATCGATGTGTTTGGGTCCAAGCCGATTCCCGGTCGAATCTGGCGTGACGAAGGGCTGATCGGGAAGACCGTTTTGCTCAGGATGGAAGGCGGCCTCGGAGACGAGATCATCAACTTCAGATTCGCTCGCGACTTTCAGAGAAGGGGCGCCGTCGTCGTGATCTGCTGCTCTGGTTGCCTCGCGCCAATCTTCGCTGCAGAGGGGTTCGCTTGCGTTACTGAGCCGGCAATTCCCTACGTGCAGTATGACTACTGGATTCCAGCGATGTCAGCGGCCTACGTTCTGGGCTATGACTACCAAACTCTGCCAGGAAAGCCTTACCTGGAGCTGAACAACCACGTGAAATTCGCCAGCGCATATTGGCGCGACGTGGTTCGGCCGGGAGTCAAGAACGACGGAAGATTGCGAGTTGGTCTGCGATGGGGCGGCAACAACGCCAACCAGGACGTAGAGCCGCAGCGCAAGGTGCAGGCCAGCGCGATGATTGGCCTGGCCAATGCCATTGACGCTGACTTCTTCAGTTTCCAGCGCGATGAAGACCTGATTGATGTCCCGTTCACTGACCTGCGAGACGAGCTCAAGGACTGGAACGAAACTCGCGCGTGGCTGTCCTCGATGGACTTGCTGATCACCTCATGCACGTCGGTCGCGCACATGGCGGCCGCGATGGGGATTCCGACGTGGATCCTCGTGCCGATTTTGCCTTATTACACTTGGGCAATTCCAGGGAGCGCGAGTGCTTGGCACGACAGCGCAACCCTTTTCCGGCAAATCAAGCCGGGGTGCTGGGCGGAACCGCTCGGCAGGATCGCCAGCGAGCTAGCGCATTTCGCAAATCAACATTCACAAGGAGTGGCCAGTGGACCAGAAACAACAAGAATTGGAGCAGCAATTGAACAAACAGCAGATGGACCAGCTCGAAGAGATCGTGCAAAGAGCGGTGAAGCAGGCGTTCCGCGAAGTCGGGTTGCATGACGACAGCGCCGGCAAGGACGTCACCGAGCTGCGCTCGCTGCTGACCTCTTGGCGCGACTTCAAGGGCACCGTGTTCAAGACCCTGACCACCGCAGGCACGTTTTTCGTGCTCGGGTTGCTCTCGCTCGGCGCTTGGACTCGGATCAACGGAGGCGGCGAGTGAACGCAGACATCTTTCACAAAGTGGTCGTGCCAGCCTGCATGCGGCTGTTCCCCGAGCACTACAACACGCCGGAAGCCCGCGCGCAGATCCTGACGATTGGGCTGCAAGAGTCTCGATTCGAAGCTCGCCAACAGCTGGTCGGCGGAGTGAAAGATTGGTGGAAGTCGGTAAACGCGCCGGCCAACGGATTCATGCAGTTCGAGCTGATCGGAGTGAGAGAGGTTTTGTTCAATCGCGTCACGGCGAAGAGCGCCGAGCGCGTTTGCGCCATGTTCAGTTACCCGCCTGACCCCGTGGTGATCCACAAAGCGCTCGTGCACAACGACGTCCTCAGCGCCGCGTTTGCGCGGCTGGCCCTTTGGCGGGTGCGCGAGCCGCTCCCCAGAGCGGGGGATCCGGACGAGGCTTGGCGCCAATACATCCAGATCTGGGCTCCGGGCAAGCCGAGGCCAGAAAAGTGGGAAGCGAACTACGTGCAGGCGTGGAAGGTGGTGCTCAGTGCAGACAATTGAATACACGCGAGTGACCTACAAATACCAGCTGCGCAAAACGCTCGTGCACGAGCTCACGACGCCAATTCTGACGGCGGGCATTTCTGTCGGGAATGACTTCGTTCAGCTCCAGGACGGCGTTCTGACCATCAAGTGCGGTTACGCTTGGGACGGCGCGAGCGGCCCGACCATCGACACGCAGAGCACGATGATGGCCTCGCTGATCCACGACGCCGGTTATCAGCTGATGCGGGAGGGCTGGTTGCATTGGCGTTACAAAGAGCTCTTTGATGAGGAGCTGAAGCAAGTCATGCTGCAAAAAGGCGCGCTGCCATTGCGAGCAGGCTATTACAAGGCGGCCGTGGCCCGTTACGGCCACGCAGCGATGGCTCACGAACCAAAGGTGCTCACAGCATGAGGATTGCACTTGCCATTTTGTTGCTGATCACGTTCAATGGATGCGCGGCATACTCGCTCACCGTGACTCTCGCCGACGGCACCACGGTGCGAGGGCGCGCTCTGGTGGCCAATGAAAGCTCGGATGTGGCGCTGGAGGTGAAGAGCGGAGCGTTGGACGCGTCATTCCGCAAGATCAACACCGACTCTGGCGCGCCGCTCGAAGCAATAACCGACATTGCCGGCGCGGCCCTGAACCCGACGCCTCTGGAGTTCTGAATGGCTTATGTCATGACATACACAACTCTGCTGGAAGACTTGCGCCGGTACTTGGAGCGCGGGTTCACGGAGGAGTCGGACCCGTTGGTGTTCGAGCAGCTGCCGCGTCTCATCACTATGGCGGAACGGCGCTGCGCCACGGAGTTGCGAATTCAAGGATTCTTGAGCGCGGTCTCCACGTCAACGGTCGCTGGCCAGTCAGTTTATGTCAAGCCCGACCGCTGGCGCGAAACGGTCTCGATGACCTTGGGCGGGGTGCCGCTGAGCACCCGCTCGTACGAGTACTTGCGCGGCTACTGGCCAGTCCTAGCGATTCTTGCCGACACCGACAATCCCGTGCAGTTTTATGCTGACTACGACTACTCGCATTGGCTGGTGACGCCGACGCCGGCCGCCGCGCAGGCTCTGGAGATCGTTTACTACCAACAGGTGCCGCTGCTGGACGAAAGCAATCAGAGCAACTGGCTCACGACTTTTGCTCCGAACGTGCTGCTTTATGCCGCGTTGTTGGAAGCCACCCCCTACCTGAAGAACGACGCCCGAGTGCAGCTGTGGCAGGGAATTTATGACCGCGCGGCACAGGCAATCTCAGGACAAGATCTGCAAAAAATTCTAGACCGCGCTGCGGTGAGGAGTGAAGCATGACGAGTTATCAGGCTGTCTTTGGCGGCACGACCATCGAGCCCTCGGACCTGTCGTATCGCGCGATCACCGTCGACGCCGACAATTACGTCCTGAGCTGGCCGACGGAAACGTCGTTGCAACTGAGCCTCGTTGCCTCGATCATGGACGTTACAGCGCCGGACCCGGACTTGTTCTTGCAGATGCCCGACGCCACTGCAGTGTCCACGGGGACGGCGGTGCTGTTCAACAATGTTGGCGCAGAAGAGTTCGCTGTGCGCAACGCAGCCGGAGTCGAGATCGTCAGCATCGCGCCGGGAGAGTTGTGGCAGGCTTATCTGCGCAACAATGCCACGGAAGCAGGAGTCTGGGCCGCCTATCAATTCGGAGCAGCGACCTCCACGGCAGACGCCGCGTCATTGGCCGGCGGAGGGCTGGCAGCGATCGGGTCGTTGCTTTGGCAGTCGGCGCCGATGACCAACTTGATGGTTGACTACACAACCGGACCGGAGGATCGCGCGGCAACGCTCAATTGGGTTGCCACGGGAGCGGGCGAGCTCACTCTGCCAGACCCCTCCACCCTTGGGAACGATTGGTTCGTCGGAGTGCGCAACTCAGGCGGCGGCGACTTCATCGTCACTCCGGCCGCTGGCAACATCAACGCGCTGATCGAACTCGCATTCCAACCGGGCGACTCGGCCTTCATCTTGACCGACGGCACCGACTTTTACACCCTTGGCCTCGGTCAGTCCGCCATCTTCTCTTCCGATTACACCGTGATCGATCTGGCAGGGACTGGCACTTATGTGCTATCCTCGTCTGAGCTGAATCGTATAATCTACAAGTTCACCGGCATTCTGACCGGCAACCGCATCGTCGAGGTTCCAGAGACGGTCCAGCAATACTGGGTCGACAACGGCACGACTGGCGCGTTCACTCTGCAGATCATCATGACCGGCGGTGGTGGCGTGACAATCGCGCAGGGGGAGCGGGCCATCCTTTACTGCGACGGAGCCAATGTCGTGGACGCGGACACGGCTTCCGTTTCGCTCCCGATCGCGATCGCGCAAGGCGGCACCGGAGCGACAACATCCAGCGCGGCTCGAACCAACTTGGGAGCGACAGCAACAGGCAACGCCCTCTTCACCGCTGCGGACGCTGCTGCAGGCCGAACCGCTTTGGGAGCGACGGTGACGGGGGCTGCGGTCTTCACCGCTGCGGACGCTGCTGCAGGCCGAACCGCTTTGGGAGCTACTTCGGTAGGCAGTGCGGTGTTCGTTGCCGTGGACGCCCCGGCTGCCAGAACAGCGCTGGGAGCTACTTCGGTAGGCAGTGCGGTCTTCACCGCTGCGGACGCTGCTGCAGGCCGAACCGCTTTGGGAGCGACGGTGACGGGGGCTGCGGTCTTCACCGCTGCGGACGCCCCGGCTGCCAGAACAGCGCTGGGAGCTACTTCGGTAGGCGGTGCGGTGTTCACCGCTGCGGACGCTGCTGCAGGCCAAACCGCTTTGGGAGCTACTTCGGTAGGCAGCAATGTATTCACCGCTGCCGACGCGCCTGCGGCTCGCACTGCGCTGGGCGCCACCACAATCGGAAACGCGGTCTTCACAGCCGCCGACTCAGCTGCTGCTTACACCGCTCTGGGTGCTCCGCCAACAATCTCCGGAGGCGAATTCTGATGCCGACGATGGTATTGCGGTCCCAGCCGGGAATCAAGCGCGACGGCACCGTCTTCGAAGGCGAGTTCTACACCGACGGCCAGTGGGTGCGGTTCCAGAGGGGATTGCCACGCAAGATCGCCGGGTACCGAACGATCAACAAGTTTCTCGCCGAGGCCTCGCGCGGGTTCACGACATTCACGCAAGGCTCGCTGACCTATTGCCACTCCGGCTCAGCGAGCTTTTTGGAGCGCTTCACCGTTGACGCAAACGGCAACAGCTCCCTGATGACCGACCGCACGCCCGGCGCGTTCGCGACCGGCTCCGTAACGCTAGACACAGGAGCCTCCGGGTCCGTGACAGGGATAACGGTCAACGGGGTGCAAGTGATGTCCGGCGCCGAAACATTCGACACCGACTTGGCCACCACAGCAGAGAACGTCGCGGCCAACATCACGGCGTTCGCTTCAACGCCGAACTACACGGCGGTCGCCGTTGGCACGGAGATCGTGATCTCTGCCGAGACAGAAAGCACGGTTCCCAATGGATACGCAGTTGTCAGCTCTGCAACGACGATCACCACCACAGACGTGAATATGAGCGGCGGCGTCGAAGGGCTCGTGCCGAACGCAGACCACACTTGGATGTTCGATTACCAGTACGCCCCTTCAGACGCCGAAAATTACTTGATTGCCGCGCTGTCCAGAAATGGAGCAGAATTAGGCAACGATCAAGGCGGCCGCATTTTCTACGGCGGCGCTCTGGCTACCAGCGTTATGGTGGAAATTCCGCTCCCGGCAGGAATGAACGCGACCGGCGGGATAGTAGTGCTGCACCCGTACTTGTTTTACTTCGGTACAGATGGCCTGATTGGCTGGTCTGTCGCCGGGGCTCCAGGCGACTTGACAAGCGCTGGCTCAGGCCAAGCTCGCGTCTGGAGTCAAAAAATCATCAAAGGCCTCCCATTGCGAGGCGGCTCCGGCAACGCTCCTGCCGGAATTTTCTGGGCATATGATGCTGTGATCCGCTCTTCCTTTGTGGGCGGCGCGCCTGTGTTCCAGTTTGACGTGTTGGCTACCGGCACCTCCATCATGTCAGCGAATTGCGTGATAGACTATGACGGCATTTTTTACTGGGTCGGGGTGGATCGGTTCATGATCTTCAACGGGGTTGTGCGCGAGTTGCCCAACACCATGAACCTGAATTGGTTCCTGGACGGATTGCGAATAGCGAATCGCCCGAAGGTGTTCGCGTTCAAGGTGCCGCGCTACGGCGAGATCTGGTGGTGTTACCCACGCGGCGACGAGACCGAGTGCTCGCACGCAGTGATCTACAACGTGCGCGAGAACACTTGGTACGACACCGAGCTCCCGCGCGACGGGCGCACCGCTGGCGAGTTCGCCAACGTGTACGCGGCGCCGATCCTGACCGGCGGGACGCAAACCGAGACCGGCTTTGACGTTTGGATTCACGAGCGAGGAGTGAACGCGATCGACGGCACCTCCCAAAGTCCGATCCGCTCATACTTCGAGACAGCCGATCTGAGCTCGATCGCCAACGGCAAAGACAGCGCGCTGCGCATAACAGCGATCGAGCCCGACTTCGTGCAGAGCGGGCCGATGACGGTGCAGGTGAGCGGCCGCGCCAATGCGAGAGCGCCGGAGGTGGTCAGCACGGCGGTCAGCTTCCCGCAAACGGCGACCCAGCCATTCGAGCAGGTTGTGATGATGAAAGAACAACGCAGGGAATTGAGAGTGCGCTTCACGTCAGATGTGGTCAATGGCGATTACCAAGCCGGCCAGATCATCGCGCACATCGACTCCGGCGACGAGCGGGTCCTGTCGTGAGCACCGTCATCCCGTCTCCACAGGGCATGGAGCTGCTCGACTGGGCTTCTCAGGTGACAGACGCGCTCGCTCAGTTCGGTCCGTTTGGCCGGTTGAACGACTCCGACGGCTGGCAAAGATGGGGCGTCGCGCTGCTCGGCCCGGTCTCGCTCGGCGGCTACACCCTGGCAGACCCGTACGGATTCAGCCGCTGGCAGGACTGGGCGGATTCAGTTTACAAGGAGCTTTCATGACGCACAAAGTCACAATCCGATTGCGCGGCCTCGGGGAAGGTTGGAACGAGCCCGCCTATTACGCCGAAGGCGGCCGGGTGTCCCCGCTGGAGACCGCTGCTCAAAAGGTGCGCGCAGCCGGGCGTCACGACGACGAGGTGCTGGTGCACGTCAATCACGACGAGTTCGAGAAGATGCGCCAGATGTGGGGCGATCCGATGATGAATCCGAAGACCGGAGTGCCGGAGTGGGGATTCATGGACTCGCTCAAGAAAGTGCTGCGCAAGGCCGCGCCGATTCTGAGCGTGGCTTCTCTGATTCCCGGCCTGCAATTCCTTTCTCCGTTAGCCGCCATCGGCAAAGGGGTAGGCGCGGTAACCGGGCTCGGCGCTCTGGCCTCCAACACAATCGCGGGCGCGGCCCTCGGCGGCATCACCGGCGGCAAGCGCGGCGCTGTGATGGGCGGCGTTGGCGGGTTCGCCGGGGCTCCGAGCTCCAACGGCAAGACCCCTTCCGAGTGGCTGGGCAGCAAGGTGTTGGGTAGCGGATCTGCGGAAACGCAAGCTATGATCGGCCGTGGGATCCTCGGCGCGGGCTCCTCAGCGCTTGCCGGGCGCGATCCGCTCACAGGAGCGGCCACAGCAGCCATGATCGGCGGGATGACCGACCGACTTCAAGACTCCAACTTGCTGCGCCAAACGCTGGGCAGCAACCCAGCCCTGCAGCAAGGCGCTCTGGGCGCTCTACGCGGCGCCGAGTTGGCCGCCACGACCGGGGGCGACTACAAGCGCGGAGCGATTCTGGGCGGCGCAACAGGGGCCGCGAACGCGGCGGTGCAGCGCTTCTCTGGCGAGAAATACCTGCAGCCCGAATTCATGGGACCGACCAACCCAGAGCTGCAGCCGACGGCCGCCGCCTCCATAACGCAGATGGCGTCGGACCCCTCTTTGACCACGACCCCAGAGATGTTCGCAAACTACAAAACCAAGGGCGAAGCGATCGCTGCGCTCGGAGGCTCTCCTGATCAGCGCGAAGTGATGGACGCTCTCAGCGGGTTCACTGCTTGCGACGCCTCTGGGGACTTCGGTTCTTGTCTCGCTCAAAATTGGGGCTCCTTCATGAGCGGATTGCGCAGCAGCGCCCCAACGCTGCGTCTCGCTGCTGGTGGCCAGCCCTCCTCGATGCACGTGAGCGCCGGGAGCGGAGACGGACAGGATGACTTCGTGGACGCAAAGCTGTCGGTGGACGAGTACGTTCTGCCGGCGGACGTGGTCAGCGCGGTGGGCAGCGGCTCTTCACAGGCCGGCGCTCGCGCTCTGGACGGCTTTGTGCAAACGGTGCGCAGCGAATACCGCTCCACGCACCCCTCTGAATTACCTCCCAAGGCGCGCTCGCCTCTGGAGTACTTGATGGCTGGAGGAGCGTAACATGGCAGGACTTTTTGAAGGGATCCCGACCGCGTCGCCCACAGGCGGCACATCGACCACGGAAACGCCAAAGTGGTTCCAGGACTTGTCTTATCAGCAGATGATGGCTGCGAGGGCCGCAGCTGACGCTCCGTTCCAGCAGTACACTTTGCCACGAGTCGCCGCGCTGACCCCAGACCAGCAAGCGGCGCAAGGCGCAACACGGATGAATGTGGGCGCGTGGCAGCCTTCGTTCAACGCGGCGACCACCGGCACTCAAGACCTGACCGGAGCGACGGCTGGATTCACGCAAGGCATGAACACGATGACCGGCGCCGGGGCCACCAGCGCGCTGAACACAGCACGGCCCAACTTCACCGCCGCCGGGGCAACTTCGGTGGCGGGCATCGATCAGTACATGAACCCGTACAACACGCAAGTGACCGACAGAATCGCGCAGCTCGGCGCGCGCAACCTGAGCGAAAATCTGTTGCCAGCGGTCTCTGATCAGTTCGTGAACGCAGGGCAATTCGGCGGTTCGCGAATGGGCGAATTCGGAGCGCGTGCGTTGCGTGACACACAAGAGTCTGTTCTCGGCCAACAGGCAGGAGTTCTGCAAACCGGATACGGACAGGCGATGGACGCCTCCCAAACCGACTTGTCGCGTCAGTTGGCGCTTGGCAGCGCAACGGGCAGCCTCGCTACCTCGGACGCCTCGCGCGCTCTGACCGCCGGACAGAACATCGCGTCCACAGCGGGCAGCGAAGCGCTGCGCCGCCAAGGCGCGCTCCAACAGATGGCCGATTTGGGACAGACACAACAAGGAATGCACGTGCAAGACGCGGCCGCGCTGGACGCGGTTGGCCAGAGCAACCAGATACAGCAGCAGCGCACTTTGGACTCCGCCTATCAGTCCTGGATGGACAACCAAAACTACCCCAAGCAGCAGCTGGACTGGCTCCAAGCGCAGCTCAAAGGCACAGGCCAGTACGTGCCTACGACCAGCACGTCCAAAGGGTACACGACCGAATTCCAGAACTCGCCGCTCTCGCAGTTGGCCTCTGGGTATTTCGCCATCAAAGGACTCACCAACTGAGGGTAAACCATGTCTTTCGGCGGAATCAGAGAAGACTACACAGAAGGACAACAACCAGACGCCGACGTGTACTTGGGGGCTGATCCTCGCGGCCCCGGAGCGATCACCGGCACGCCCAGCACCGCAGGCACAGCGGGAGCTTCTCAACAGCCATTGGCCGGGGGCGCCGCGCCGGTCTCCTACGGCTACGAGCTGGCGGAGCTGCTCCGTCGGTACGGAGTGACGAGCCCCTCGAACTCGGGCGCCCAACCGATGTACCGAGAAGCGGTCGCCTCAGCTCCGATGTACGACATCCCGAGCGGCGGGAATGCGCTGTATGAAAAATACCTCGGCAACACGATGTACGGCGACCCGAAGATGCACGCGCTGTCACGCGGCATCGGCGACCCAGAAAGCAACCCGCGCGGATTGTACGACGCCGCGCAGAGGCACGGTTGGACGGGATCGCAACTGGACAACGCTTGGGGCTATGCGCCCGGAAGCGCGGATCTGTACGCGTCCACCAACTCGCTCGCTCCTCTGCGTAGTGGCGGAGCTCGGCCTTGGGCGCAACCCGCTGCGCAATCTTCTCCGTTGCCGCCTGCAGCGCAGTTGCCGACGACGCCCGCTCCACGCCCTCCAACGCAACAAGTGCCGCCAGTGCAGGTCGGGCCTGCCATTCCTCCTGGCTACGCGCTTCCTGTTCCCGTGGGCTCGACTCCGCCCGTCCAGATAAGGCCTGCTGGCCCTGTTGGCCCTGTTGGCCCTGTTGGCCCTGTTGGCCCTGTTGGCCCGACTCCTCCAGTGGTGACGCCCCCTCCAGTGGTGACGCCCCCTCCAGTGGTGACTCCAGAACAACAAGAGTGGAGAGAGAATTATCAACCGGCCTACACGGAACAACCGACGATTGCGCAAGACAACAGCGACCCGCTGGCGTTCTACACAAAGCAAACCGGCGGCACAGTGGACTTGGGCGACGATTATCTGACGGACATCCAGAACTTGGTCACTCATATGAAGCAAGACGGACAAGGCGGCGGCGCAGGTGAAATCAGCACCGGCGAAGCAAGTTACCTGCTGGAGATGGCTCAGAAATACAACATCAGCCCCGATCAGTTGGCGGGGATGTACGGCGAGGGACTGACGGGAGCCGACGTCGCGGCCGCGTACAAGGACTCATTCCCCAACTTCGGCTACAATTACCTCAACACCAACGGGTATGCAGAGGGAGGCCGAGTCACGCCCGGCGACGACGAGCTGGCTCAGCTGCTCACGCGGTACATGAATCCGGAAACGGTCCCCGAGGACGAGCTGGCCAACGCAGAGCAAGGGATGGACGCGGCCTTGCGCCGCTCCATGGAAAGCCAAACCAGCGCGCGCCCGAGCAAGGCGGAGATTTACTGGCGGCTCGCGCAGGCATTCGCGCAGCCCACCAAGACAGGCGCGTTCGGCGAAACGCTCGGCAACGCCTCTGGCGCCATGGCGGAAGTCTCTGCCTCCGAGCGCGAAGCCGAGTTGGCAGAGCGAGCGGCACGCAGCCGAGGCGAGATCCTGCTGGCGCAGGAAGGGGTGCGCCGCGCCTCTGACCGCCGCACTCGCTCTGACGACGCGCTCAACAGCGCAGGCTCTGCCGCGATGGACTTGATCCGCGCTCGAGAGCAGCGCGACGTCACCAGCGCAACGCCGTCCAGCACCGCAGGACGCCAAGCTGCGGACGAGGGGCTTGCAACCGGAACCCCAGAGTTCTCCGCCCGAGTGCGCGAGATTGCAGAACAGGCGCGCCCGGCCAACACACGCCCGCCACAATCGATGAGCGCTGCAGAAACGCGCGCGTTGCTGGAAACGGAAGACGCCGTTCTGGCGGGCGAGCTAGCGATAGAGTCGTTGGGCGCAGCGCTAGCCATCAATGATGACGTGTTCGATGCGTCGATGGGCGACACGGCCAAGCGCCTCTGGCTAGAGGCCACGCGCCCCTCTGACCCGAGAGTGGTGGCCACGCGCAACCAAGAAAATCTGCTGAACACGCAAGCGCTGGCTCAACTGCGAGCCACGTTCGGCGCTGCGCCGACCGAAGGCGAGCGAGCCATCCTGCTGGAGATTCAAGGCATGGGCGCCAAGTCGCTGGAGGAGCGCAAGTTGATCATGGAGCGGGCAATGGCCGCAGCAGCGCGCAGGCTCGAAGCCAGCAAGGCGCGGATCGAGTCGCTGCGCGGCGGCGAATACCGCCGGTACTCTCTGGATGAGCCGGAGGTGCTGCAATGAGCGCGAAGAACTATCTGCGTGCCGCGCTGGGCCAAGGCGTCGGGATGGGCTGGGGCGACGAGGCGGAAGCTTGGTTGCGGTCGCGCATGGACGATCAAGATTACTCCGCCGTTCTGGATCAGATTCGCCGCGAGTACGGCGACTTTGCCGAAGAGAATCCATGGGGCGCCGGCCTAGCAGAATTCGGAGGCGCGGCATTGCCCGGCGCTGCGATGATGTTGCTGCCCGGCGGCCAACCGGCGGCGATGGGGATATTTGGGCGCGCTGTGGGCGCAGGCGCGCTTTCGGGCGCTGTCTCAGGGGCTGGCACAGCCGAAGAGGAGTCGCGCGCTAGCGGAGCGCTCCTGGGTGGCACGGCAGGCGCGGCGATCGGGGCAGCGATTCCTGCTGTTGGACGCAGCGCCTCTGAAGGCATGGACTGGCTCCGCCAGCGCATTCGCCCCTCGGACGCCGTGGTGCAACGAGCCGCCTCTCAGCGGATGAATCGCGCGATGCAACACTCTCAGCTCACTCCGCAAGATCTGCTCAACCAAAATCGCATGGACATCACCTTGGGGGTGCCGGGCATCGCGGCGAACGCTTCGCCCGAACTCGCCAAGCTCGCCGAACAAGTTGCGCAGCGCGCGGGGGCCGGCTCCGCTCAATTGGAGCGCTCCATCGTTGCGCAAGGACGCGGCTCACGCGGCCGGGTCGACGACCAAGCGCGTGCCGCTCTGCGACCGGGTAATTACTACGCCGACGAGGAACAGCTGGTCTCCGAGCTGCGCGACAAGGCCAAAGACCTTTACGGCGCCGCCTACGCGTACGGAGAGGTCGACGACCCGCGAATAATGCAGGTGCTCTCCAAGCCGCAGTTCCGAGGCTTCTATGACCAAGCGCGCAAGATCGCCGACTTGGAAGCCACGGCCGCCGGGTTGCGCGGGGAAGATCCTTCGTCCTTTGCGCTGCGCGAGATCTACCGCGAGAGCGCGGAGCCCGACCCGGCCGCCATCGCTGCTATGCGCGCTATGGGCATGGACGACGCGACGATCGCTCGATACGCCTCCGACATCCCGCGCAGCAGCGAGCTGATTTCGATTCCTGACGTGCGCACGCTGGACTACATCAAGCGCGGCATGGACGCGGCAATCGAGTCCGGCTTCAAAGGTCAAGGCATGAGCACTGCGGAGGCCAAGGCGCTCCGCGACGTGCGCAAGGAATTTGTGAATGCGCTGGACGAGAATGTGCCGGATTACAAGACTGCACGCGCCGGGTATGCCGGCGACATGGAAGTGCTCGACGCGCTGCGCGCCGGGATGAACGACTTCAATGCGATGGACCACGAGCAGGTGCAGCAGATGGTGCGTGGAATGTCCACGGCCGAGTTGGACGCCTACCGCACAGGGGTCTCACGGCACTTGTACGCGCAAACCATGGATCCGTCCAACAACTTCGACGCCGCCAAGCGCATCGTCAACTCGCCCGAAACAATGCAAAAGCTGCGCCCGCTGTTCAAGAACGAGTCTGAATTCGGGTTGTTCACAGCGGCGCTAGAGCGGGAGTCGGAGATTTTCCGGCAAGCAGGCAAGATTCTGGGCGGCTCACAAACCTCTATGCGAGCGCAGATGCGCGAAGAGTTCGAACGCGACCCGGTGGGCAGCGCGGCGCACGACCTGATCCAAGGAGGGGTGGACAGCACCCTGACCGGGCTGGTGTTGCGCGCAATCCGCTCGGCGAGCGTCACAGAACCGATCGCCGAGCGGTTGGGCAAGATGTTGAGCGCTGGCACCCCGGACGAGATTGCGGCCGTGGTGACGGCGCTGGAGTCGGCCGCGCAAGCCGGGCAAAGGCGAGCGGTGCAAGCCGGGACGCGCGAGCTCGGGGCGATCACTGGCGCGGCAGGTTCACACTGGCCCGCTCCTCAGCCTTCTGAAGAAGAGTAATCCAGCACGGCCAGCTGCGTCGCGAAGAGCAGCCCGGCCGCGTGCGCTCGGGTGAAGGGCTCAACTCCGAACGCCTTGTAGGCCACTGGGCCCTCCTCGCGCTCCAGAACGACCACGCAACGCACCGCGTGCTCCTCGTCGCCGCTTTCTAGCTTGTCCGCCAACAACCGCAGCGAAGCCGCTACGGCTGTCAACTTGTAGCGCGGAAACTGCGAGACGCTCACGAAAAGCTCCTCACCGGCAACGCGGCGCTCAGGTGCCAGTTTCCGCACACCGAGCACGCTTCCGGCACCCGGTGCACCCCTCGGCACCGAGCGACAGACGCGGAAGCGGCGCGAGCCGCCTCCAAGGTCTTGAATTGCCGCCTCGGCGAGCACGCGGGTGCGCCGCTCACAACAGCAACACCAGCAGGTCTTGCGGGCTGAGTTGAGGCTTGTTCTGTTCTCCGGCGTTGTCCAGCGCTTCCCGGAGCATCGAGTTGCGCATCTCGTTCTGCGCGCGCTTCGCCGCCGTGTCGATCGCTGTCCCGTAAATGCGCCCTTCTGCCGGAGCTTGCTGCAGAGCCACGTGCCGCTCGTAGTCCTCTCTTGCAAGATTGGCCTCCGGCCGCATGGCGATGCCGCCGAGCCCTATGTAAGCTTGGCCTGTGCTCACGAGGGTCCCCATCCCCTGATCATACGCTGTCGTTATCGCCATCACCGACCTCCTTCGCGCGCTTCGCCGGCTCAGGGAACAGCTCAGACACGAGCCGGGTGATCTGCGTCTTGCGGCGCTCCTTCAGCTCGAAGGTGTCGATCTTGGCGGCGATCTTGTTGAAGTCCAGCTCCTTTTGCGTGCAGAGGGTGTGGATTTCAGACTCGATCGTCGCCATCTCTTCTTCGAGCCGGCAAAGCTCCAAGTCGGCGCGCGCCTTGGCAGAGCGGGCGCGGATGGGCGCGAGCGCCTCGTCGATTTTTTCAGCGGTCATCGCCAAAATGGCGCGGTAAGGTTTCAGATTGAAAGCCACGGTAATTCTCCTTTGTGGTAGACGGGTTGTTGTTTCATTGTTCTTGCAAGAGCTAGCCGGGAAGCTCGGAGGGCTAGCGCTCCTTTTTGCCATCGCATCCGCTGAGGGCGAGTCCGGGGTTGCCACCGGCGCCAGCGCCCTCGAGAGAAGAGGACTCGGACGATCACTTCAGCATCCCCAAGACCACCGCGCGGAAGATGTAGTCTTTCGCTTGTTGTTCACGCGGCAGATCATTGAACGGAACTATGCAAGGGTGCGTCTTGGCCTGCGCGTCTTTCACGGGGCCGTACCCCCAGCCGTCAGCGAGCTTCTCCGCCATCCAAGCCGCGTGACTCGCTTCCGGCCCGTGATCGCCGCTGGCGTGCAGCACCACCCCGTTGAACGCGCTCTTTTGTTGCCACTCCGGCGCGTCTTCCCAAGCCGGCTGAGACAAGTCCCCCAGAGCCGCGCAGTAAGCGCGGTTGACCTCGTGAGCGACGCGCGCCACCTGCTGAATGGCGATGGAACTGAAAATTGACGACAATGGAATTTCTGGGGTCATAGCGGTTCTCCGTTCTTTTCTTCGATTAGTGAAAGGATTTTGTCGAACAACCAGCTCTGCATGCGCCGGTCGAAGTCATTGCAATTTTGCGCGTTGTGAACCCACTCTTCCAGAAGGGTGGAGGCGACTTGCTTGGTGCCCATGTCGAACGCCAACGGCGAAAGATAAATCTGCCCGTTCAGCGCGCGGCCCATCACCCCGTCGCCCAAGCCGTCAACCACGTGAATCGGGAACTGAGATACTTTCACCCCTGCGGAGCGCAAGAATTGCGAAGCCTTTTCGAGTTGTCGTTGTTGCACTGGGGTCAGCTCCACCACCGGCCACTCGCCCTCTTCCTCCGAGATCTTGCGCAGCATTGCACGCACGTGATCGCTCACAGGCCGGCCCTGCCGCATCAGTTCGCGCGCTGTGGCCAGCATAGCCTCGGAAGGCTCCGCGAGCATGTGCTGAAAGGTGAGTTCCCACTCCAAGGAGTCGCTTGTGGTGAGCGCTTTGCGCAACATCGCGCGGTCTTCGACTTGCTGCATCCAGGCCCGGCGAATCGGATCTGTCCATTGGTGAGAGTACTTCGCCGTTCTGTCTTCGGTAAGCGCCAAAGCCTCCTTGATGTTGTAGGTGAACGCCCCGACTTTTTGGAGCTGCGCAACTGCGATGCCGCGATAATAGACCATCAGCGAGGGGCGGTCATGAATCTCCACTGACTTGGTGATCAGCGCCGGGGTGCCTTCCAGAAAATAGAGGCCTTTCTTTTCGTGCGCGTCGGCAATCTGCTCGCAATCGACCGAGACGATCACGTCCCAGCACAGCGCCTCCTCAGGACTGCAAGTGACCTTGCCGCCTTCGTCGACCGCGTTGCAGCGCAGCTCTCGGTAAGCTTGCCAAGGCTCCCACGTTGTTCCGAGGTGCGTTGTGAACCCGGCGTTCTCGCCGTTCACCTGCACGATTGCAAACTCCTTTCCTCGGACAGTTGTCGGCTGCACGGTGAATTCGAACTTTTCGTTGCTCTTCCCGTTCAACACAGAAATCTTGCCGCCCAACCGCAACACTATTGCGATTGCGTACTTGAATCCGGTGCCGAAGAACCCGATGGCGTTGTCGCCTTCCTTCGCGCTGATCCCGAACGTGAGCATGGTGCGCACGTCGAACTCGCCGTTGTTCACAAAATAAACCTTTCTCATTTTTGCTCCTCCGGGCAACACAGCCCTTTCCAGTCACGGTCATAGACGCCTGCGGCCACATCGTCGCAGTATTGTTGTTCAGCGCGTTGCGCTTCTTGCTTGTCGGCGTTGCCGAACATTCCCAAAACGATCGTCACGGTTATTGCAGCTCCGAGAGCAGGCCAGTTTCTCACTCCCACACCCCCTTCGGCAAAATTCCGGGGTGCTTCTTCACCATGCGAATGGCGAGTGCTTTTGCTTCGGGCAGCGCAGACTTGTGAGGCTTCACTCCGATGCTGTGCCGGGGCAGAGTTTCGTCGTTGTGATTGATCAGCCGCAAACGCAACGCGGCGTGCTCGCCGGACTTCGCCACGCGCACTGAGTACGCGGTGTCGCAGAAAATCTGCCCCAGCACGTCCCACTGACCCTGAACTTTGACTTCCAAGCCGGGCCAACCGCGCTCCTCGAACGAGCGGTAGCGGCCTGTCGGCACAGGATCCACGCGCCAACGCACCTCGACGCAGGCTCTTTTGCCATTCAACGCAACTCGAATCTTCACGCAGCCACCCTCAAGCGGCGAGCGCCTTTCTTGATCTCGATGGCGTATCCGAGGCCAACAGCAACAGCAAAGAGGGTGTTGACGCGCGGAGAGACGACCCGGCCAGAAGCCCAGCCGTGGAGGGTGACCCAGTGCACCGAGCTGCGCTCGGCCAACTCGCGGATCTCTTGGCAATTGAGCTTGTGCAACTCGTCGATGATGGTGAGAAATATTGCGTGGCGGTTCTTCAAGTTGTTCGCTGACATTTTCAGTTCTCCGTTTGGCTGAGGGCGCCGAGTTCTGTTCCTAGGTTCGGCTGACCCGTGACGCTTGTGCGTTACATGGCTCAGCCCTCAGTGGTTGGTGGCAAAACATCTCTGTTTTCCTCAAAGCGAAGCCATTGTCGCTCTAAATTTCCATCGAGGCAACTGTTTATTGCGAAATATTCAAATATAATTCAAAATGCGATCCGCAACCTCTTCTTTGTTCTGCAGCGCGGTGGTCACCCGCTCGTCGGCGGTGTCCTGCGCCACGATGTCGATGTACAGCACGTGCCCCTCGTAATTCCCGGTGGTGCCGATGCGGTGATTGCGGTCTTCAGATTGGAGTCGTTTCTCCAAAGAGAAGTCCCGGTTGTAGTAGACCGCCGTGTCGGCGGCCGTGAGGGTCAATCCGATGCCGCCTGCGTCCGCCGTTCCGAGGAAACACCGGGCGTCGCCGCGCTGGAAAGCGTCCACGGCCTCCTCGCGATCGGTCTTGCTGGTGATCAGGCCGTGGTATTCGACGCAACTGATGCCCAGCGCGTCCAGCTCCTCGCGTACTTGCGCCAGCTCCTCGTGGAACGAGCACCAAACGATGAACTGCCCCTCCAAGTCCTCCAGCACCTCGCGCAGCACGGCCAGCTTCGGGTTCTCGGCAGAGGCGATCAGCCGGGTGCCGCGCCCGTCGAGATTGATGAATCCGGAGGCGATCTGGCGGAGCTTGGTGGTCAGAGTCAGCGCGGTGAACTTGTCGACTTGTCCGTTGTCGCGGATCCAACGCAGCTGTTCGCAGACGGCGGTGTAGTCGCGGCGCTGCGCCGGGGTGAGCTCGAAGTAGACTGTCTGGTAGACCTTCGGCGGCAGATCCAGGCAGTCCTTCTTCAGCACCCGGAACACGTGCGGCGCCATCAATCCGCGCAGCTTTTCGAGGTTGCGCCAGCGCTTGGTTCCGTCAGGATTTTGCAAAATGATCTGCGGGAGCTGCAACATGTCGCCTCGGCCGAGATCCTCTCCCGCGCGCAACTTTTCCAGCACTTTCTTCGCCTGCGGCCGGGTGGAGCGCGCGAGGATGTCGCGCACCAACGAGGCTTCCGGGCGCATCAGCTCGGCGTACTCAGCCACGAACGCGCGGTAACTGCGGGTACCGAGCAGCCCGGCGCCGGGGGCCATCACTTCGAATTGACCGAATAGGTCTAGCGGCGAGTTGGCGATCATCGTGCCCGAGGCAATTCGGCGCACTCGGCAACGCTCCGCAAGCATGACGGCTTGCTTGGTGCGCCCGGCGCTCAGGTTCTTCACGCGGGTCGACTCGTCCACGATCAACTCCACGTCGCCCTTGTGCGCGCGGATGAACGCCGCCGCGAACTCGACGCCTTTCTTGGTGTTCAGCGCGTCCACGTTCATGGAGAACACTCGCAACACGTCGGGGTCGTGCGCCTTGAGCATGTCGGCCATGGAACGGGTCTTGCGCACCCCGGCGCCGCTCTGCCAGCTTTCGGTTTGCACGGGAATGTCCATGTGCGCGGGGATCTCGCGGCGAGTCCAGTTGGTGTGCACCCCGTTCGGAGCGATCACGAGTGAGGCCTTGATCACGCGATTGAGGAAGAGCCGCTCCGCGTCCGCGAGCAGCATCCAAGTCTTCCCGGTGCCCTGCTCCGCGCCGAGGCCGTAGTGTTCCTTGCCGTCCATGCGCTCCAGCCCTGTGACTTGGTGCGCCATTGGTTTCGTTTTCATTCGCGACCCTCCATCAATCGTCCAAACACGTCAGCCCAAGAGTCGCACCGGCACATCAGCCAGCAGCGATCTTCCAGCGCCTCTTTTGCTGTGAGCTCGTTCAGCTTCAGCACCCGTTCTCCAGGGAACAACCACAGCGTTTTCACTCCGCCAATTTCGCGCCGCGCGAGCACGTAGGTCGGGGTCTTCCACGCGGCCGCCGCGAGGTGCCAAGTTTCCTGGCTGTTGCGCACCTTCGAGTCTGAACACAAGAACGCACCGACGACCCCGGTGCTCTTCGGCGCCTTCAACTCGACCCAACCGTGGCGGAGGGGAGCTTGGAAGTAGACGTCGGGGGTGCCGTCGCCCACCAGATTTTCGATCCGCTCCAGCGAGATGTTTTGAGGCTTGTGGCTCTTCATGGAGTCCCACACGCGCTGTTCCCTAGTTCTCATCGAACAACCTCGGATTGCTCAGGCACTTCACCTTCTCCACGATCATCATTGAAAATTGTTGCAGCCACCGGCCACGCACCAGCAGCCACTCCTTTCCGTCCACCGCCTTGTCGGCCAGCGGAATGCCCAGCGCTTCCCACTGCGCCGGGCGCACTCTGGCGAGCACCGGCTTGCTGACGGAGTCGTCCACCACGAACAGGTCCAGGAACAGCGTTTGGCCTTCCTTCAGGAACCCGCGAGCGGAGGCGCGCACGGTCTCGTTTTCGTCGCGGCGCTCCTTGCGCACGACCTTGCAGATCACCACCGCGTTGTCGCCCTCCTCCAGAGCGGTGAACTCCCGGATTCGCCCTCGCACGTTCATTGAGGCGGGGTCGCGGTACAAGTCGCCCCACAGCGCGTGCGCCGGGTAGAGCTCCTTGTTCTTGATTGGCAGCTTTTCCAACCGAGCCAAGTCGGCGGGCGACAGCCCGGTGGAGTTGCGCTTGGCAATGTATTGGGCGGCCTTCACTGGACCGACCCCGACGAGGTTGCGATAGCCGCCAACGACCTTGCCGTCTTTCGCGGCCCAATTCTGTTCGGAAAGCGCCGGGTCGAACGCTACGTACTCCACCCCTTCGGTGCGCAGCTCGCGTAGGATCTCGATCGCCTGATCGTCGTCCTTGGCGGAGCGCAGGCACGCCGCCGCGTACTCCAGCGGGTGGTAGCGCTTCATGTACGCGCACCAGTAACTGATCACCGCGTACGAGGTGGTGTGGGACTTGTTCATGCCCCAAGCACCGAACGAACAGATCTCATTCCAGATTTCGTCAGCCTGCTCCGCGCTGATGCCGTTCTCGGCGGCGCCTTCGCGGAACATCCGGCCGCGCTGATCGAAGAATTCCTTGCCTTTGCGGCCCGACATTGCCTTGCGGATTGTGGAGGTTTCCTCCCACGAGAACTTCCCCAGCTCGCGCACAACGCGCATGACCTGCTCTTGGTAGAGCACAACGCCCATCGTCTCGCCGAGGTAAGTTTCCATCGATGGGTGTTTGTAGGCCACGGGTTCGCGCCCGGCGTTGCGGTTGATGTAGTGGCCTGCAGCGCCGCCGCCGAGCGGGCCGGGGCGGGCGAGCGCGGTGATGTGGTCGATCTGTTGGAATGCCACAACGGGCACCTGCACAGACACCCGCCGTTGCGCGGCGCCTTCGAACTGGAAGATGCCGGAGAACTTCGCGGAGTTGAAGATGCTGAGCACCTCAGGATCGTCGAGCTTGAGCGCGTAGAGCTGCTCGGCAGTGATGCAGCCGGTGTCCTCGATCACCCCCAGAGTGCGCAGGCCGAGCGCGTCGATCTTCAGCAGGTTGAGGTCCTCGGCGTCCTTCTTGTCCAGTTGCGCGACTCCATTGCGCACTGTGCAGTAGTCGGTCACCGGCTCGTTGGAAACGATAATCCCAGCGGCGTGCACCCCGGTGTGGGACGCGTGATTTTCCAGCGCCGACATCAACGCGGCCTCGGGGTACTTGGCCATGAAGTCCTTGCCCGGTTGCGTGTTGGCGAGGGTGTCTTCGAGTCCCTTGCCGTAGCGGGAGTCGCCCGAGGAGTACTCAATCAGCACGTTCAGAACGGGGAACGTCGCTCCATGCGGCACTGCCATTTTCTTGCCCACGTGCGCCATCACCGACCGGGGCTTCAAGGTGCTCAGCGAGCCGATCCGGCCCACGTTGGCGGCGCCGTATTTGTCGGCCAAGTACGTGAAGCACAGCTCCCGCTTCTGGTCGTTGAAGTCGATGTCGATGTCGGGCAGGTCGTTGCGATTGATGTCGATGAACCGCTCGAAGAGCAGGCCGTGCGGAATTGGGTCCACCTCGGTGATGCGCAGCAGGTAACAAACCAGCGATCCTGCCGAGGAGCCGCGCGCCGGGCCGACGAGCATGCGCTCCTTTGCCCAAACAACCAAGTCCGCCACCACTATGAAGTAGCTCTCGAATTGCTTCTGGCCGATCATGTCCAGCTCGCGCAGGAGCCGCGCTTCGTACTCATCGTTCCAGCCGGGCAGGTGGCCAGCCTCCAAGCGGTACCGCTGCCCAGCGCGCACCAGCGCGGTCAGGTCGCCTTCCACGGAGATTATCGGTGCCACAGGCAACGGCCGGCGCGGAATTCGCTCGGCGACTTCGAACGCTCCGCGCCACGCGGCTCGGAACTCGTCGTCAGACAAGAACCAGAACGCAGCGCGCAGCTCTGGTTCGGTAGCCAACAGGTGCTGAGGGGTGACGCGGGCGTTGTCGGCCCAAGCCAAGAATGCAGGACGTTCTTCGGGGGTGGGGTAATCATTCGCGCCGGTCAACACCAACGGCTTCCCGGTGCGTTGCGAGAGCGCGACCGCTGCGCGCGCGGCCTTGATGGATTGCGGGTTGACGTCCACGTAATCGAAGCACTGCGGGTCTGCCAGCGCGTTGCCGGCGAACCGGAGCACCCCCGGCGCGCTCATCCAGCCCTCCTCGGTGCGCGGAGCGGCCGAGCTGAAGCGGTAGAATGCCTTGTGGTCCTCGGCGAGCGCCCAAGCCACCAGCTTGTTCTCCAGCGGGAACTCAGCGCCGTACCCACAGGCAAGCCCACGCTTGGTCAACTCCTTTTGCCAGCGCACGTGTCCCCACGTTCCGGACGAGTCCACAATGCAGGCCAGCTCCGTGCCCAGCGCGGCCAAGCGCTCCGCCACCAGCGGGATCGGGCCGTAGGCCTTGCGGAACGAACACTCAGTGCGCACTCGCAGTTGTGGGAAAGAAGTCAAGGTACCGCTCCTGAATGACAATTTCTGTGAGCTTGTGCACGTCGTCCAAGGCTCGGTGTTTTTGCATAAAGATCTTGCCGGTGGCGGCCTCGTAAAGCTCGATCAGCTTCGGGCGCCGCCCCCACGCAGGTTCATTTTCTTGAACCGTGCACAACTCCCAACGCGGCCAAGGGAAATCGATCACCCCGGCGCGCACCAACTCGTAGTGGAGGATGGCCTTGTCGAACGGAAGGTTGTGCGCGATCAATACGTCCGCCCCCACGAAGAACTCCCGGATCTGCGGGAGCAACTCTATGAAAGGCGGCTCGTCCACCAAGTCCTCGTCGGTGAGCCCGGTGATCTTGGTGATTATCGGTTCCAGCGCAACGCCGGGATTGACCAGCAGCTCCAGCTCGCGCAGGATCCGTTGCGAGGGCCACTCCAGCAGCACAGCGCCCACCTCAATCATTCTCGGTTGGGTGCTGAGCTTTGCGTTGGGATGATTGACCAACCCGGTGGTCTCGGTGTCCAGCACGATCGCTTTCACGGCTACGCCGGCTGCGCTGGAGCTTTAGGCGGCTTGTCTTCCAAAGTGACCACGAACGTCCTCTGGAGCACGTCGCAGACCACTCCGGTGACGACCTGATCGGTGCTGTATTGCATGTGGCCGTTCAAGATCGCGATCATCGTCTCGGTGTTCAAGTGGTAAATGTTCTTGCCAACTCCGCCCTTCATTGCGCCACCCCCGGTCCGATGTTGCGGCGCACGATGAACTTCACGTCCACCCCCAAAATGGCGCGCGTGTCGAAAATCACATAATGGTAGCGGCGAGAGTCTTTGATCGCTGGGTTGGTGTGGCTGTCGGTGCGCACCTCTTGCGCGACCGGGATGTTGCGCGCAGAGAAGAACTCGGTCCACTGAGTCAACTCCTCTTCCGTGCAGTGCATCCCGATATGGCTGACGCGGCCTTCGTGCCCGGCCATCCAGTTGTCGCCTCGGGTGTAGTAGAGCAGCTCCAGCTCGTTGCCGCTCATGGCGGAGTAGTTGAATGCGAGGTTGGCGGTGTTACTCGCTGCCCAGCCACCAACCGTTCCTGTGGCGGCCACGGTGTCGTCGGTCCAGGGACCGATCCCCATAGCCTCCAACAACTCGCGCGCGGCGACCGGGTCATTGGGGCAAAGGGCAACTTGTTCGATTCGGAATTTCAGGCTCATTTTCAGGCTCCGTACGGGATGTCACAGCCGGTGAGGAACTTGTGACGGTCTTTGTTGGACAACAGGAATGCGATGAATTCGGCGAGCTGTTCGGGCGGAGTTTCCTCGCCGGTGAGCAGCGCGCTCTTTTGGTAAGCAGCGGCTTGCTCGGGGGTCCAGTTGCGCTTTTCACAAACTTGACGCTCGATCTCGCGGCTCATTCCGGTGCCGGACAGCTTGTTGGGGGACACGGAGAACACCGTGATTCCGTCGGAGGAAAGCTCACGGGCGAGTTGCTTGGTGACCATCAGCGCGGCCGCCTTGCTGGCGTTGTAGGCGAGCGAGCAGCGCATCGGAACGTGCGCCGCGTTGGAGACGATGTTGAGGACGGTGCCCCGAGTGGCGCGCAGTTGCGGAAGGAAGAACTGCGTCATCTTCCACATCGCCTTCGCGTTCACATTCATCGTCGCGTCCCAGTCCTCGTCAGTGGCCTCTGCCAGCCACGCCTGCTTGTTGATGCCTGCGCAGTTGATGATCACGTCCACCGGGTTGTTGGGCCCGAACGGCCAAAGACCGTCGAAGCGCTCCGGCGCGGCGGCGTCGCACTGCACTCCGTCCGCGATGTCCATGCTCAGCACAGCCAATGGCGCGCCGCTGGCCCCGAACTTTTGACTCAACAGTGCCGTTCGGATTGCACTGCCGAGGCCGCCCGCGGCTCCTGTAATGATTACGTTCATGCGCCTTGCTCCTCGATAATCGACTCGATCATCGCTGCGTACACCGCAGTGTCACGGATCGAGTCTTGGTGGGTTAGCTCGCTGATGGCGAACCGGGAAAGTTTCACAAGCATGAGCTCGAACAGGTGCCACTGGTCGCGCACGACCAACTCAGGCGGAACTCCGTTGGGGAAGAACACCTTCACCAGTTGGGCGATCTGCTTGTAGTTGTCCTTGTAGACCGCGTTGCGCTCGCGAAACGTGTTGGCTGCGTCTTGCAGGATGTCGGCTGCATTGCGCGGGCGAGCCGGGGGCGAGACGAGCGCGGCCTTTTCCTCGTTGCTGACGCGCTGCTCCCTTACGCCGGGGGCGAGTTGCATGGCCTGGATTCCGTACAAGTTGTACGCCGCCAATACATCTTCCCTGTCGTCGTACGCCACGCGAATCCGATGAGGCACGATCAGCGACTCAAGCCAATTGCTGAGGAGTCCGACCTTCAATTGCGGCGAGCGCTGGTGATTTCCTTCCGGGCGCATCAGAAGAATCGTCTTGTGCAGAGGCAAGAATGGCGCTTTCGAGTTCAGCCACTCCATGGTGCGTTGCCGAAACTTTTCCGGGCGCGCCGTGCAGAACACAATGAAGTCTCCCTGACAAACATGACCATTCAACAGCGACACGCCCTGCTCGTAAGACGAGTCCCTTCCGCACAGGCTGTTGTACGCCTCGTAATCCGCGTCGGTCAGGTGTCCGGGGTTCTCTCCTCCAACAACGGGGAGCAAGTGGTGGCGCCAGCGATCGTCGCTCAGGCAGCCGTCCAAGTCGAAAACAGCAACATCGTGGCTCATCGCGCCTTCCTCAGCAAGTCGATCGCCTTGGCAATTTGCCACCCGGCGCCGGAGCCGACTGTGATGCCGACGTCCTCAGCCACAGTGCTGAGCAGCTCGATGGCTTTGTCGAATGGAGAGGTGAAGAACGCCTCGGCCCAAGGCCACTGCGCCAGCACAGCGGTCTCCATCTGGCGCACAACGTCCGCGTACTCTTCTTGGGTGCGCAGCGAACGGCGCGCAAGCACCAAGTCCACCAGCGCGCGCAGATTGTACTCCGCCACGATGTTGCAGTGCGTGTTGAGCGGGAGGATGCCGCGTGCGTCACCGGCCTTTGCGCCGCGTGCCACCAGAGTCGCGTAGGTGTTCTTGCAGAACGCGGCTGCTGCATTGAACAGCTCGTGCTTCAAATCACGGTCCTCGGCCAAGGGCTGCTCGGGCGCGGGGAACGGATTGGTGACGCCCACGGCGGACGCCTCCACCACTCGGAGCGACTGCATCGCGTAGCTGGCGGTGCGGGTGCGGGTCATCTGTTGCGCCGCAGCGCGCGTCAGTCCGGTGATCAGGAACGTGACGTTGCAAAACTCCCAGCTGCTGGGGATCGTGGAGGCCATGTACTGCAGCTCCTCCATCACGCGCTCTCGCGGCCAAGACTGGATCTCTTCGAACAACCCCGGAGACAAGTCCAGCCGGGTGCTCTTGGTGAAGATCAGCTTGTGAGCCGCGTAGAGCTCTGCGTCCGGGCGCCCGGCGCCGGTGAAGTCGACCAACGTGACCGTTACTGGTGGAGCAATAACATGGAGCGTGTTCATTTCTCATTTCTCCTTTACATGGATGAGCTTGCGTTCGTAATCGTTTGCGGACATGAGTCGTTGAATGACGAGGGAGTCGCTCACAACGTCGTCGAGCAGGATGTTGCGCCACGTGGCGAACCGGCCGAGGCTGTAGACGTTGCGCTCGACGGTGAGCTTTTGGAGCAGCGCCTTGCGGAGCGAGTCGTCCGCGAAGTCCGAGATCTTGCCGTAGCGCTGGCGGTGCGGACGCGCCTCGGCGCGCTCCACGAGCTTTTGCGGAAGGCCGAAGGCGAGGGTGGCTTCGTTGAAGGCGCATGCGCGTTGCGAGTCAGAAAGGTCATCCCCCATCATCTCCAGGATCAGCACGTCCCCGGTGATCGACGCGCGGTAAAGCGCCAGTCCATTCCCTGCACTCGGCCACACCGCCGGGAAGTAAATTGTCTGGAACACGTCTGCGCCCGGAATTCGGTGCCGCTCAACAGTGATCGGCGCGTGCCGGAACATGGCGTCGTCGCCCGCGAACTCCAGCCCAACGGCGCGCAAGGTCGCGTCCAACGGCGCGGTGCTGATCACAGGGCGCGCTTGCTGTCCCGGCTCCGGAGCCCACTGAGTTGCGTAGGAGATTCGGGAACCGACCTTCTCCAAGAGCCGCTCGTGGAAGTTGTCCGGGGCCACCCAGCGGCGCACCGGCTCCAAGTCCCAGACGCTGCGCTCTTGCACCCGGCCGGTGACCTTGTGCGCGTACATATTCGCCAACCGAATGTTAGCGCGGCACAGCTTGCCGTTGTAAAATATCCCCTTCCGCACCGTCACAGGACGGAAAGGAACTCCGGTCACATTGGCCACGACGTCGGAGCGGAACCGCAACAACGCCTTGTGTCCTTGCGTCGGAGCGGGGGAGCTCTCGACCACGGACGCACCGGGAAACATACACGCGGCGATCAGGCCGCTGAAGCCGGCGCCGACGATCAGCGGCGCGGTCATTCCTTCACCTCAAGCCACCCGTTGCTGATCAGGGTGTTGATCTTGGGGCGCACGTCGTAGGCGAATTTTTCCACCAGCTGACGGACGGTCATGCGGCCGCCGTTGTCGAGCACAGCCAACACAATCGCCTTGCGGTCGCTGGCGTCCTGGAGCTTTGTGCGGGCGGTCTTGCCCGACACGCAAACCACAGCATCGTCGGGATGGTTGCGGGGGCGGCCCGTGCCGGACTTGGTGTCTTTGGTCGTCATCGTCGTTTCCTCGTGAAAGTTAATTGGTCTGAACAGCAACCCATGCATGCCCGAACGCTTGCGTGGAGCCGGCCTTCTTCAGATTTGCGCGGAACACCACGTGCTTCTTCAAGTCCAACCCGAGCGCCAAGAACGCAGCGCGCACCGAGCGGTACTCTTCGCCGTCGACTCTCACGCAGTG